AGAGAAATGAAGGTGGATTACATCCAACGCAGAAGCCTGTTTCGCTGATGAAAGCACTAATAGAACTAACTACTCAAGAAGGACAGCTAGTGATAGACCCATTTAGTGGTAGCGGTTCAACTCTTGTGGCAGCAAAAGAGCTTGGCAGAAATTATATAGGCTTCGAGTCTAACCCAGCATATGTAGAAATAAGCAAAAAAAGATTAGAAGATAAATAATTACTTAAGTGACAGTATATTATTATCTGTCACTTTATTTATTTAGTCTATCCTACTGTCTATTTTATGAATTTTTATCAACGCACTGACAGCCTCATACTTGGTCATCATTAGCATCCTTCAGATAAAGATTTTAACATTGGTCATAGGAAAAGCCTTAAGTTCTCTCAAGAACTAAAAGATGAACTTGACAAATGTGTTTTGCTATGTTCAAATTGCCATAAGGTAAGACATGCAAAGTATTAGTTAGCAGATTACTTAGACGACCTTATCGGGTCTCCGTGTAAGGAGGTGGTCTGTATCTCATGTTTTCCAGAACATGTAAATAATCTGAGAAGGGGCTTTACAGTGTTGAGATAATACGGTAAGCTTCGAATTATAGTATGGGACGATGTTAAGACTCTAAGGCATGAGCAACGGCTTCCAACACCGTTTCAAAGGGGTTCAACTCCTCCGTCCCATGCCAAAGTCTTATTAGGGGTAGGTAGCGGCTAATGGTAGCCAAACTGTCTTGAAAACAGTTGCCACTGTAGAGATACGGTGAGGGTTCGACTCCTTTACTTACCGCCTAATAAGATTTAATTCCCGCGCTCGTCTAACAAGCTCGGTTTTTACTCGTGTATTGTCGTACACACTGACAAAGCACCTAGTAGGTGTCACGGAGAAGAGATAATATCAAGCTCTCCAAAGGTTCTAGTCACCGGATTAAACAAGACTATGCAAAGACCTTTCTAGGTCTTTTTAGAGGGCTTCTAAGGTTATTACAGCTTGTTGTGGAACCTTGTTGCTTAGGTTCTTAGAAGTTCTCTAAAAAGGTTTAATGGGAGATTGACGGTAATTGGTAAACCTATCTCGCTTAGAACGAGATGTTTGAGGGTTCGAATCCCTTGTCTCCTACCAAGTTAATGCAGGTGTAGCAAAATGGTTATGCGGCTGACTCTTAATCAGTAAGACGATGGGTTCAATTCCCTCCACCTGTACCAAAAATGGGGTCATAGTTTATATGGTTAAAATTCGAGTTTTGCAAACTTGGGAACTGAGTTCAATTCTCAGTGACTCCACCAATTAGTGCATCCATAGTTTAAACGGGAAAATTACAGTCTTCCAAACTGAGGTTGAGGGTTCGATTCCCTCTGGATGCTCCAAATTAATGCTGCTTTCGTATAATTGGCTATTACACATCCCTTGTAAGGATGGAAATGCAGGTTCGAGTCCTGTGAGCAGCACCAATTCAGAGGTCAAGTGAAAGACCGCTGGTGTCAACTGAAGACCGTAACAAATTCCACGGAGTTGAGTTAGCGGCACAACTTCAGACCTCTTTCACACTCGCTTAGTTTATATGGTAAAGCCCCATCCTTACAAGTTGGTGAAAAAGGTTCAAGTCCTTTAGTGAGTACCATGTTCCAGTATCCCAATTGGCAGAGGATGCAAGCTCAAACCTTGTACTAGTGACGGTTCGAATCCGTCTTGGAACACCAATTTTAGGAGAGCACTATGAGTGATAAGTCCATCGCAAAAAAGTTTAGAGCGTCATATCTAAACAGACGTAAAAACAAAGTTTGTGAAAAACTGTATGGTGTTCTCGTAGGTAAGCAGGATTAGTTCAAATGGATAGAGCAACAGTCTACGAAGCTGTTAATAGGGGTTCGAATCCCTTATCCTGCGCCAGATAAGCAAGAGGAATTTATGCAAACATTAATCGTCGTTGCACATGAAAACCCCAATAGTATTGAGTTTGTAAGGGTTCCCACTATAGATACCCACATTTTCTTGAAAGTCGGATGGGAATGCGACCCAATAAAAGTAGGGAAATTTCTTGGTCATTACTTTGGTGGAAGACAATTTAAAAGTATCAATTTTGAGACAGTGTTACCAGAAAACTCAGAAACAGATAATAATACTTACCTCCTTACGAGGATTAGACAATGAGATACTTAAAATATGCTTCATGGATTTTCCTAGCTTTACTAGAACCATTTGCAGCAGCCCTAGCAGTCATCTTAGCACCTTTCGTAGTTCCATTCTACAGTGAGAAGAAAGGACATCTACCTTTTGGATTCAGATGGATGGAGACCTACGACAACCCGATTGATGGTGATGAAGGTCACGTTAAAAGATGGGCTAAGATTAGAAAGATTGGTAAGCTGGGTGTCTACATGCAGAGAGTTGGATGGCTCTGGAGAAACAAAGCTTATAACTTCTCTTACCATGTATTAGGAAGAGATGTAAAAGATGTTACTAAGTGGAAAGGTAATATCAACGTAAGTTCTAACCCTGAAGATAATCAGACTGGTTATCTCCTAATGTGGAACAGTAATGCTTGGGGATTATTCGCTTTTATCCCATCAATTAAAGTCTTTGGTAAACAGTTTTACTGGAGAATTTATATTGGATGGAAACTAAAAAGTGTTGTCCCAGAAGAAAGAGCATTCTCAAGGGAAAGAGTTATGTTGGCATTCTTTATTCATCCACTGAGAAAGTAAAGATTTAAAGGGGATTAGTTTACAAGGTTAAAACCTCGGTCTTTGAAATCGAAGAAGTTGGTTCAATTCCAACATCCCCCGCCAATGCTCCATTACTCCAATTGGCAGAGAGGCCAGACTTAAAATCTGTGTTATGTATCGGTTCGAATCCGATATGGAGTACCAATTTTAGCGGTATAGCATAACTGGCAATGCAACAGTCTCTGAAGCTGTCCTATTAAGGTTCAAATCCTTATGCCGCTGCCACTTCTAAGGGTTCTTACGAGAGTCCTTAAATGTGGCCTTATCATAAATGGTAATGACCCATGCTGTGAACATGGTCTATACGGGTTCAAATCCCGTAGGTCACCCCAATTTATAGCCCAAGTAGCTTATATGGTTAAAGCGCGTGTCTGAAAAACATGAGAAGAGGGTTCAAATCCCACTGGACTACCAATTTCAAAGGTGCTTAATGAAAGAGATGACAGAACAAGGTAAGGAGATTTTTAATCTCTTAAAAACCGGTAAAGGGTTTTCTAACCCACTTATTACTGGTGCAGCAGTTCTCGGTGGAACCGTAGCTGCCTCTACATCACTTGTAAGCTCTATTAGCTCTGTAACAGACCCTACAATGAAGGAGAAACTTGTTGCTGCTGGACTTACAACAGTCCTTCTAAACAGTTTTACAACAAGCCTGACAAGCACTACAGCAACCACTAAGACCTTAACAGATTATGGTCAAAAGTCTATTGATGAGTTTTCATCACGTATGCAGGTAGCAAAGGGATACTCCAATGTTATGGGTGCAGCAGGAGAACAAGTTGGTTGTACACCATTCAGTGGTATTATGGGTGTTGCTACAGAGTATGGTCAAAAAGCTATTGACATGATTAACAGTACACTAGATAGTGTTAATGGTGTGTTAAGTGACTTACAAGACGCTATTGACAAGGGTCTTGATACTGTTTCTGATTTAGCTAACCAAGCTGTCAGTAAGATTAATGAAGGTATTTCAAAGATTACAGCTTATGCAGATGAAGTTGTGCAGATGATTGAAGAAGAAGCTGCCCTTATTGCAGAGTACCTTAAAACGAATATCAATGGGTTCTTAGCAGGTATCTTACCAGACTGGTTTGATGATGCCTGTAAAACTGGTGTAATTGACACTATTGCAACACCAGAAATGAAGAGCGCATTACAGAAATAATGGAAGATTAACCCTAAAAGGTAAGGGAGCAGTTTGCTAAACTGCCAGTAGCTGAGAAATCGGTGTACCAGTTCAAGTCTGGTATCTTCCTCCAATTTGAATCCGTGACAGAAATGGCTATGTGCCTGTCTGCAAAACAGGTTTATAATGGTTCAAGTCCCTTCGGATTCTCCAAGTTATTTTACTCTCTCTCAATTAAAATAATAATAATGCCCTGCTATAAGTATTCTTCCTTTCGCTACCGAAGAGTATTTTTAGACAGGGCTTTTTTACAGAGTTATACTTTATAGGAAGACTTATACAGTATGTCTCTGACGTACATTGTGGTTTCTCCTTGACGGTCTCTGTGCCGTCTTTTTTAAGGGGAAACAATATTAATTATTTGGAGAAAACATAATGAGCGAGAACGTTTATAAAGAACTTTATGAAGCTAACAAGAAGTTAGAGTTTATGCAGAATACTATCATGGCAATTGCAGACAGATTATCTGTAGCAACAGGTATTGATATTAAAGAAGCATCTATGGATGCACTTCTTGATGCTGTTGATGCAAAGTTCGAAGTTAAGAAAGAAGAGACTGCTACAGACTCTGAATAATTCTATTTGCGGAGGCGCTTAATGGACTTAAATGCTGTTAAGCAGAAGCGAGTGGAAGATGTTAGGAAAGTCCTAGCTGGAGAGTTGGGGCTTTCTGATGAAGTAAAAGAAATTATTAAATCATTCGGTAAAGACCCCTCTAAATTCCTTCCAACTCAAATTCTGACTTTATTAAGATACACACCAGACCAAGTTCGCCTCATCTTTAAATTGATGACTGATAAGAACTATGTAGCCCCTCAGCCGGGTTCTCAAGAGGTCTTTTTAAACACTAATGCTGACTTGGTTCTCTATGGTGGTGCTGCTGGTGCTGGTAAAACTGCTGCATTGTTAATGGACTCTTTAAGATTTATTGAAGACCCTAACTATAATGCTGTATATTTCCGTCGAAATACAACACAGTTACAAGGTGGTTTATGGCCTGCTGCAAAGAAACTATTTGGTAAGTTTGGTGGGATTCCTCACGAGCAGAAAATGACTATCACATTCCCTTCTGGGGCAACTATCAAGTTTACCTACCTAGAACTTGAAAAGCACGCTGAAGGTCATCAGGGTATTGAATACTCAGCTATTTACTTTGACGAAGGTACACACTTCTCTGCTTCACAGATTTCATACCTACAAACCCGTCTACGTTCTGGTGCTGAAGGTGATTCATACATGAAGATTTCCATGAACCCAGATAGAGACCACTTTATTTATGATTGGGTAGAGCCATTCTTAGATGAAGAAGGTTATCCAGACCCTGAAAAGTGTGGTCGTATTCGTTGGTATGTAATGAATGATGGTGTGATGGTTTCTGATTGGGAGAGAGACAAGATTCTTGAAATGTTCCCTCTTGAGATTCCTCAAACATACACATTCATCTCTGGTACGATTGATGATAACCCAATCCTTGACTTCTTAGAACCTAAGTACCGTGGTAAGTTGGAAAACAACACCCCTGTAAACGTTGCAAGACTTCGTTTCGGTAACTGGAAAGCTCGTGCAGAAGGTTCAAACTATTGGCAAAGACAATGGTGTGAGATTGTTGATTCACTCCCAGAAGATGTATTTGATGTTAGAGCATGGGACTTAGCAGCAACTTTACCATCTGAGATTAACCCTAATCCAGACTGGACAGCAGGTGTTAAGATGGGTAAATCTAAAAAAGACGGTTGCTATTATATCATTGATGTAGTAAGATTTAGAGATAGACCCTCTGGAGTCGAAACACAAATTAATTTGACTGCTGAAAGTGACGGTAAGCGAACTGGTATTTTTATCCCTCAAGACCCAGGCGCTGCTGGTAAATCCTACGCAACATCCCTCATCAGGAAACTTGCCGAGAAAGGCTATCGTGCAAGAGCCAAACCAACAAATAAAGATAAAGTTACCCGCTTTGCGGGATTTTCTGCTGCTTCTGAAGCTGGACTTGTAAAAGTCTTGAGAGGTAGTTGGAATGAAGCTTACTTTCAAGAGCTTGAAGGCTTTTGTGGTGATGGCAAAACTAAAGATGACCAAGTGGATGCTACCAGTGATGCTTTCAACAGTCTTAACGAAGTTAAATTATTCAAGCCACCATCAATGGGTGCTCACACAGACTTAGTGAGAGGAAACCCATATGAGGGGCTTAGACGTTGATAGCTAGGTGAGAAGAATGGCAGATATTACAGAAACACAAGAAAGCTTACCACCATTTAGAATGGGTGAAGTAGGTTCTTTGGGTCTGAAGGTTAAGAATGGAAGAATCTATGAAGAACCTCGTCAGGCACTAAGGTTCCCTGAAAGTATTAAAACTTTCCAATTAATGATGCGTGACCCTGCTGTAGCAGCATCTGTAAATATTATTAAGATGTTTGTCAGAAAAGTCAACTGGAGATTCGTACCTCCAAAGGGAAAAGAGCAAGACCCTAAAATGCTTGAAAGAGCAGACTTCTTTAATTCTTTAATGGATGACATGGAGCATGATTGGGCAGATTTTATTAATTCTGTAATGTCATTCTGCACTTATGGGTTCTGTGTTAACGAGAAAGTTTATAAGAAGCGTCAGGGTAAGAAAGGAAAGTACCAGTCAAAATTTGATGATGGTCTAATTGGATGGGCTAAATTACCAATCAGAAACCAGTCAACGCTTGATAAGTGGTATTTTGATGAAGACTTTAGAAAAGTTACTGGTGTTAGGCAGAATCTGAGAAATGTTTCACATATTGCTGGAGCAATTAATCTTGGAGAAAGACCACTAACAAGAAAACTCCCACGAGCTAAATTCATGCTGTTTAAGTATGACGATGAATATGGAAACCCAGAAGGTCGTTCACCACTACTTAATGCCTATGTGCCGTGGAAGTATAAAGTTCAGATTGAAGAGTACGAAGCAGTCGGTGTTTCAAGAGACTTGGTAGGTATGCCAAAAATTGGTTTACCACCAGATTATCTGGATGAAAATGCAGAACCTGAAAAGAAAGCTTTCGTACAATACTGCAAAACTGTTGTTAACGATATGATTGCTAATGATAGAGCAGGTTTAATCTGGCCTAGATATATCGACCCAGATACTAAAGAGGATATTTTTGAGTTCTCATTAGTTTCTAGACAGGGTGCTAAAGCATACGATACAGGTTCTATTATTGACAGATATTCCAAGCAGATTATGATGGCATTTATGTCAGATGTTCTTGCTATGGGTCAGTCAAAATATGGTTCATTCTCTCTTGCAGATTCTAAGACAAGCTTACTAGCAATGTCAGTAGATATTCTACTGAAGCAAATTAAGAACGTAATTAACCGTGATTTAGTTGCACAGACTTATGCTCTTAATATGTGGGACGATGAAGAACATGTACAAATCACATATGATGATATCGAAACTCCAGACCTTGAAGCAATTGGTTCTTATATCCAGAAGACTGTTGCAGTAGGTGCTTTGGAAGTTGACAAAGAGCTATCTAACAAGCTTAGAGAGCATATTGGCCTTCCTCCCGCTGATGAGTCTCAGCCAGTATCTGAAAAGCTTTCTCCAAATAGTCAAAGCCGTTCAGGAGATGGTTATAAGACCGCTGGAGAAGGTACTGCAAAGACACCTTCAGCGAAAGACCCAAGCACAGCAAATAAGGCAAATAAATAATGGCTGAAGTTATCTCTATTCCAAATGCTACACGAGTGCATTCGTATAGAGGTGTTCTTATCATTACTGACAAATTATCTGTAGAGGCTGGCTCAAGGGTCAGCCTTTCAGGTTATGTAAGTGATGGTGGAACCTCTGACGTTTTCACTATTTGCAGGTTACTTGATGCTCCAATGAGTGGAAAACCGTTTATTTCAGGGAATTGTAGTGAAATTGTTAAAATTCCATTTGACAGTTCATGCCTTTTGGGTGTAAAGTTATATAACTGCGAGAATAAACGTATCAATGTTAATAGCATCGAAGCCGCTTTCATTACCCTCGACACTGCATTTCAATCTCCAATGACAGTTAATAAAGAAACAAACAGACTTGAATACATTTTTTCACAAAATGATTACAAAGTACTTGTCAAAGGTAAAGTATATGATATGATTGTAAATGTGGTAGATGAATCTGGTAACCATTCAACAGTCCTTAAACAAAAAGTAAGGTTTAATTAATGGGAACATTAACTATTGATGGTAAGAATAAAATCCTCGCCACGCTAACCCCAACGACTATTATTTTACACAATGTAGACCCAACGGCAGACCCTACAGCAAATAAGGTTACTAAGCCAGTGGCTATTTATTTTTCTGAACCGGATAATGGCTTAATTGCCTCAGAAGATACAGTTAATATTACTGTTCCAGCTTCTGCAACGGTCTCACACTATAGCTTGTGGGATGCTAACGATAAATGCGTGGCAACTGGTGCTCTTAGCAAACCTCAATTCTTTGCTGAAGAAGGTATCTATGTTATCTCTTCAGTCTCTGTAGATTTAAACAAATAGGGTGAGTAAAAATGAGTTCGAATATCTTCAGACTTGCTGATAGATTATTCAACCAACCTTTACTAGCCACTGAATCATTAGCTCACTCAGCAGCAACTTATGTGAATAACAGATTGCTGGGTGATGTCCAAGCAGCAGTAAACTTTGATAAACCCAAAGGTGATGCAAGAAGTCTTTTAAAAGTAAAAGATGACATTGCTATTATCCCTATTATGGGTGGTTTAACTCATCGTATGACATTCATTGATGCAATGTGTACAGGTGGATTAAGCTCTTATGAAGGTTTACGTAGAGGCTTTGACGAAGCTTTAGCAGATGAGTCAATCAAGACTATTGTTCTGCATATTGATTCTGGTGGTGGTGAAGCTTCAGGTTGCTTTGAATTAGCACGTCACATTATGGCTTCAAGAGGCCAAAAGAAAATTATTGCTTATGTAGATGAGTTCGCTTGTTCCGCTGCATACGCTCTTGCATCTTCTGCTGAAGAAATTATTGCATCACCAGATGCAGATGTTGGTTCTATTGGTGTAATTATGGTTCATCAGGAATTAACTAAGGCATTTGAAAAGAATGGCGTAACAATTAACGTCATCAAAGCTGGTGAGTTTAAAGGTATGGGTTCACCATTCCAAGCACTCTCAGAAGAAAGCAAAGAAAGACTTCAAAAGAGAATTAATGATACCTACGCAACCTTTACAGGTTTTGTAGCCGAATCTCGTAATCTCTCTGAAGAAGCTGTAAAGAATACTGAGGCGAATGTTTATTCTGCTCAGGAAGCTCTTGAACTTGGTTTAATTAACTCAATCATGTCTCAAGATGATTTCTTAAATTACTTACAAGGTTCTGAAGAGGCTCCTGTAAGTTTAAACGTTAACAATTCAGGTGAAGAAATGACTGAACAAGAAAAGCAAGAACTAGAAGCTTTGCGTCTTCAGGTTGCTCAAATGAAAGCTAAAGAACAGGAAGCTGCTTTGTCAGATTTGACTAATAAGATTTCTGCTTCTGCTGAAGCTTTTGGATTTGATGCAAAAGAAGCTGCAACGACTATTTTAGGTGCTGGTCTTGACAACCCTCTGAGTGTTCTGTTTATGAATGCTATGGAAGGTGCTAACCAGAAACTTAATGAAACTATCGCGTCTCATGCTTCTGCAATGGAAGAAAAAGAATCAGAAATTACCAAGCTGAAAGAAACTGCTGGTGCTGTTCTTGAACATTCCAACGCTATGGAAGAAGTGGGTAATGACGGCGAAGCTGATTTGGTTGAAGAAGAAAAAGAACCAGCTAAGAATGCTTCCGAAGACACCGCTGAACAACGCAAACTGGCTCTCCAGAATGCTCTAAAATCTCTTATCAAATAAGGAACACAATAATGGCATATCAAGGTTTTACTAAGTTAGGTAAAAGAGAACCTCTGAATGATATCATTCTTTGGGAACAGGTTACCCCAACAGGCCACTCTCGTAAAGAGTACACTCCACAGGCATCTACAGAATACCGTGTAGGTGAAGTTCTGAAAGCAGATGGTACTAAGGTTACAGCAGGGCAAGAAGCTCAGGCTGATTCAGTATGTATCGTTAACTTTTATGCAGACCTGCAACTGTCTTACCACGGTCAGTTGAAAGTTGTTGGTATTTACCGTGACGCAGAACTGAAAGACATGCTAACTCTTGAATCAAGCGTCAATGCTGATGAAGTCAAGAAGGCTCTGGCTGCTAAAGGTATTGATTTCGTACCAACTGGCCTGTAATAACAATAATAAGACATTCTGGAGAATTTTACAATGTTGACTAATTCTGAAAAAAGCAGATTTTTCCTTGCTGACCTGACTGGTGAAGTCCAGTCTATCCCAAATACTTATGGGTATATTTCCAACTTAGGTCTGTTCCGTTCAGCACCAATCACCCAAACTACTTTCCTTATGGACTTGACTGATTGGGATGTTAGCTTGCTTGATGCGGTAGACCGTGATAGCCGTAAAGCAGAGACTAGCGCACCTGAGCGTGTTCGTCAAATCAGCTTCCCAATGATGTACTTCAAAGAAGTTGAAAGCATTACTCCTGATGAGATTCAGGGTGTACGTCAGCCAGGCACTGCAAACGAACTGACTACTGAAGCTGTAGTACGTGCTAAGAAGCTGATGAAGATTCGTACCAAGTTCGATATTACTCGTGAGTTCCTGTTTATGCAAGCTCTGAAGGGTAAAGTTGTTGATGCTCGTGGTACTCTGTACGCTGACCTGTACAAGCAGTTCGACGTTGAGAAGAAGACTGTTTACTTCGACCTTGCCAACCCTAATGCTGACATCGACGCTTCTATCGAAGAACTGCGTATGCACATGGAAGACGAAGCTAAGACTGGCACTGTAATCAACGGCGAAGAAATTCACGTAGTTGTTGACCGTGTATTCTTCAGCAAACTGGTTAAGCATCCTAAGATTCGTGACGCTTATCTTGCACAGCAGACTCCGCTGGCTTGGCAACAGATTACTGGTTCTCTGAGAACTGGTGGTACTGACGGCGTTCAGGCTCATATGAACACCTTCTACTACGGTGGTGTTAAGTTTGTCCAGTACAACGGTAAGTTCAAAGACAAGCGTGGTAAGGTTCACACTCTGGTGGGCATTGATGGTGTAGCAGCAACTGTTGGTGTTGGTCATGCCTTCCCTAACGTATCTATGCTGGGTGAAGCTAACAACATCTTCGAAGTGGCATATGGCCCATGTCCTAAGATGGGTTATGCAAATACACTTGGTCAGGAACTGTACGTATTTGAATACGAAAAAGACCGTGACGAAGGTATTGACTTCGAAGCTCACTCTTACATGCTGCCATACTGCACTCGTCCTCAGTTGCTGGTAGATGTTCGCGCTGACGCTAGAGGCTAATATTCTTAAGGGGGTTATGAATGTGTTATACAGGCGACCCAGCCAATAACCCTCTTGATAGAGTAAGAATCCTCTGCACAGACACTAATAATGATGAAATTCTTATTGAGCAGTCTGTGCTAGAGTGGTTCTATCTAGAATCTGGAAAGGATGAAAAGAAAGCAGCCATCAAAGCTCTTAAATATTTACTCTTTCAAGTAGCCAAGATGGGAGATGAGAAGGTTGGTGGTGTTTATTTACGTAACTCTTCCAGATTCAAATCTCTGAAAGCTGTTTATGATGACCTTGTTAAAAGCTCTGTTTCAGGACTACCCTATGCAGGTGGTATTAATCAGTGTGATATTGACATGCGTCGTCAGAATCCTTGCTCTGTCAAGAAATACACAGAATATGGTGATGCTGCCAGATACGAAGGCAGGGATTACTGCAACCGTGTTAATGGCGTATTTATTATCGAGCGAGATGAATAATGGTTAAAAGGGTTATTCACCCCGCTAGAGCAAAATTAGTCGGGGCTATGAAGAACTTGCAAACGGCTAATGCTCAAGTTGGGTATTTTCAAGAACAAGGTCAACATAGCTCTGGTTTTTCTTATCCTGCTTTAATGTATTTACAAGAAGTTATTGGAGTCCCTTCAGCTTCTGGTAAAGTATATCGTAGGTTGTTTGAAATCACTATGATGCTAAACAAACAGACCTTGTTAGAGCAGACTAAGAAGAATCTATATAAGCAACTTAGCAGTCTCAACACAGACCCTTCAAATACCTTAGAAGCATTTGCAAAGAATGCTCAGAAGGCAATTAAAAGGGGCTTTGGTAATTCTGCTATCCTCCCTCCTAACGCACCTTCCACAGTCAAGAAAAAAGGCTTTAACGCACCTCTTGTTGAGACAGGTGACTTAAGAGACAACCTTGCTTATAAAATTTCTACTAAGAAGGGTATTAAGAAATGAGACTCTTAAACAGACACAGCTTTGTAGTAAAGCGTAAAGTCTCTGAAGACGGTTATTATAACGATGATGGTGATTGGGTAGCTTCACAAGATATTGTAGAGGTTAACTGTAAAGGTAATATCCAGCCATATATCAAAGGTTCTGTAAAGAATGGTACACAGATTGCTTTACCGGAAGGTATCAGGCTTACCGATACAAGAATCCTGTATACTACATATAAACTTAGAACTTCAGATGATGTAGAGTGGAATGAGTCTGATATTGTTATGATTGATGGTCATGAGTATGAAGTATTTATGACTATGGATTGGTCACAACAATTAGCCCATACGTCCCATTATGAATATATCATTATTAGAAGGGATAAAATGAATGCAGTTAGAAACAGCAGAACTTGAAAAAGGTCTAGTTAGAACCTTAGTGGATGTTATTGGTCACAGACTAGCTCGTGATAAAAATAATAGACCCAATGTAATTAGAGCTTACCCTTCTGATAACTCAAATGACAAAGGTTTAAAACCTGACCAGCCATTTATTACCGTATATTGTCAAGATGCTGCAACACCTTATGGTTGGGTTCTTGATAAGTTTGTTGAGGATGATGTAGTTTGCTACAGAATTGCTTTCCAGATTCCTGTATTAATTACGGTGAATGGTAAAGGTGCTCACAGTATTATGCTTGAGCTTAAACAACGATTAGAGATGAGTTCAGTCAGAGATTTAATCCTTGAAGAAACAGGGGCTACAGTACTAGACACTGGAGCAATCCCAAATGATTACACTTATCTCAATACAGATTTCGAAAATTCTGCACCTCTTGTTGTAACTCTTGTAAAAAACTCAGTCCTGAAAGATGAACGTGGAAGTATTATTGAGCGTGTCATTGTTGATGGTGAGTTGGTTTATGAAGAAGGACAAGAGCCACCAGAATATACTATCCATCTAGATGTAGACTCCAAAGGGGTAAAATAAATGTGGAATCCAATTGTTAATGTAGATATTACATTGAACACCGCAGGAACTACAAGAGAAGGTTTTGGTTTGCCACTATTCTTAGCTTCAACAGATAACTTTGAAGAAAGAGTCCGTGGCTACACTTCCTTAACTGAAGTTGCTGAAGATTTCGATGAGAGGTCTGCTGCATATAAGGCTGCTAAACAACTTTGGAGTCAGACTCCTAAAGTAACTCAGCTTTATATTGGTAGACGCACTATGCAGTACACTGTATCAATTCCTGATGCCGTTACCGAAAGTACAGACTACTCAATTACTGTCGCTGTTGGTGGTGGAATCTCTCAGCCATACCAGTACACAGCAAAAAGCTCAGATACTGCTGAGAAAGTTTTGAAACAGTTTAAAACACAGATTGAAGCTGACCCAACAATCAAAGATAAGGTTTCTGTGAACGTAACTGGTAGTGATGCTTCTGCCACAATGATTATTACCAAAGCTGGTGATAATGACTTTGTGAAAGTAACAACCACAGCAAAGACTGTATATATTGCAAGTACAACTGCTGACACAGCATCGACTGCTCTGGCAGCTATTGAAGCTTATTCAACTGACTGGTATTTCATTGCAGCAGAAGACAGAACTCAACAGTTTGTCTTAGCAATGGCTTCTGAGATTCAAGCTCGTAAGAAGATTTTCTTTACAGCTAACTCTGATGTAACAGCCCTACAAGGCACAGAATTAGCTAGTGCAAATGATGTTCCAGCACAGCTTGCTAAGAATAAGTACACTCGTACAGTTTGTTTGTGGCATCACACAGCAGCAGAAGACTATCCAGAAATGGCATACATTGCTTATGGTGCTCCATATGATGCAGGTTCGATTGCTTGGGGTAATGCACAGCTAACTGGTGTAGCTGCTTCTCTACAGCCAGCTAATAAGAGACCTCTGACAAGCATTCAGAAGTCAGCTTTAGATGCACGTCACTGTAACTTTATTGACCTTGATGGTGGTGTTCCAGTGGTTCGTAGAGGGATTACTTCTGGTGGGGAATGGATTGATATCATCCGTGGTGTTGACTGGTTAGAATCAGACCTGAAAACTTCTCTGAGAGACTTGCTAATTAATCAGAAGGGTGGTAAGATTACTTATGATGATACTGGTATTACCCGTATTCGTCAAGTCATTGAAACCTCTCTGCAAAGAGCAGTCAACAGAAACTTCCTGTCATCTTACACAGTTAATGTTCCTAAAGCCTCTCAAGTTGCTTTAGCAGACAAGAAAGCACGTATCCTGAAAGATGTTACCTTCGCAGGTGTCTTAGCAGGGGCTATCTTGGATGTTGACTTGAAAGGTACAGTGGCTTACGAATAATAGAGGTAAATTGGAATGGCTATGTATCAGCAATATTCCCCTAAAGACGTTGTATGTAGCTGGAACGGCATTGCTATTGAAGGCTTTGCTCCAGACTCATTCTTGCGTCTACAGAGAACATCACCACTTGTGACACCAGTTGTTGGGGCAGGTGGTCAGGTTGCTCTGACAAGAAATGCAGACAAGACAGGTACTATTGAGATTGAGTTAATGCAGACTTCTCTCTCTAACCAGATGCTTTCTGCAATTCAAGCTAAACAAGACAATATGGAACTTGAAGAAGATATCTCTTCTAACTTCGTAATCTACGACCCATCAGGCTCTGTTCTGGCAACTGGTATTAACGCTTGGTTGCAGGAGTTACCACAGATTGAACTTGGTCGTGACCAGAACTCTAAAACTTGGATTTTTGGTTGTGAGAAGTTAGACTACACTTCTACAATTCCAGCGTCAAGTGTTTAATAAATCCTATAAGGGGGAGACTTTAAAAGGTCTTCCCCTTTTTTGTTTCTTTTAAAAGTATTAAGGAATCACAATGAAAACAGAATCTAGAGTAATTAATGGTAAGAAAGTAAATATCGTTCTGCTTGGGGCAAGAGATGGTATTAAGATGTCTATGAAGTTGGGTAAAATTGTTGTTCCAACCTTTGCACAGATGCTATCAAGTCTGACTGACAAGGGTAAGAAGGAAGCTCCAATGGTTCCATTTAAAGAGCTTGTTGAAGCTTGTTTTGACAGAATTGAAGAAATTAACCTTGAAGAAATGGCTACCCTGTTATTTCAAGGAGCAACTGTTGATGACTTCCCACTTAATATTGATACATACTTCCAAGCAAACTATGGTGAATTTATTGATTACTTAGCATTTGCGCTGGAGGCAAACTTCGGAAGTTTTTTCGAAGCAAGCATTTTCAAAAGCCTAACTTCTCAGTAAACATGGGTAATACTCTACAGACACCACTAACTGATGCTGCTGTAGAGGCAACCTATGAAGAAGCAGACGAGATGAAATTTGTGCTTGCTATTTATGGTATGGAAGGGTGTAAAGAAACACTTGACCAACTCTTTGCTATGACATTCTCTGATTTATTATCATTGAGACAATTTCTTGAGATTCAGAGGTCGTATAAAGAGGAAATTGCTTACAACGAACTTAGAAGAGCAGGAAAAATGTAATGGCACAATATACAGTTGATAGCTTCATTGTGGAACTTGGTTTCAGTGAAAAGGTTGTTAAGGGCTTGCAAAGAGTTGAGAAGATGTCTATGCAAGCTGCTCAACGTATTGAGAGAAATATTAATAAAGCCTTTGATGTGAAACCTAATAAAAGTTCTCAGGAAGCACTTAATAGGATTGTAAAAAATGCTCAGTCTGCTTCGGGCAGAATCAATAAAGCACTCAACAGTTCCCTTAACCTTGATTCACAAGGTGTTAAATCTCTTAAAAGACTTGAAACTCAAGCAAAAAAGACTGCAAAAGGTATTAACAAGTCTTTAAAAGATGCTATGAAGGTTGACGGTAAAGTTACTATCAAGACAGGTAGAGGAAGAGGTGGACAGAATATTCCTCCTGTTGGTGGTGGAGCACCCAGAGGTCCGAGAGTAGATGTTGCTCAGAGACAAATGGAAAGGATGTTTAATAACAACTTCTATTCAGGGCTAACCCGTAGACTGGAAACAATTGGTGGTCAAGGTAACCAGATGGCAGCCTCTTTTAGAGGAAGTCTACAAAATATCTATAACAGATATAAAGGTACTGGTAAGGTTGGTGAGTATGAGATGGAAGTTAAAAAACTCATCGACGTAACCAAACGTTGGGTTATTGCAGAAAATGCTAGACTAAAATCAGTTAAAGAATCAGCTTGGCTACAGGATAGAGCTAACGCATCATTACGTCAATTAGTTGGTGGATTTGTTTCAGCTTATGCTTTACTGGAACTATCACAAAAGACTATTGAAGCTGGTGTAAAAAGACAATCTGCACAATTAGCCTCTACAGCTATCTTTGGAGCAGATACACAGCAAGCCAGAATGTTTGCTGCATCATTCGCACACCAGATTGGTCAGAACTACACAGATACCATGAAGCAGTACTCAAACTTCGCTGCTGGTGCTCAACCTGCACTTGGTTTCAAAGGTACTCAGGAGTTCTATAAGAACGCTGCAATGTTCTCTCGTATTAGAGGGGCATCTGATGAAGACTTGAAAGGTATCATGGTTGCTTTCCAGCAAATGGCATCTAAGGGTAAAATTCAGGCTGAAGAACTTCGTGGACAGTTAGGTGACCGTTTAGCAGGTGCTGTGCAGTTATTCGCTGATGCCATTGGGAAGACTCCACAAGAACTTGATAAGCTGATGAAAGACGGTAAACTTCTTGCTCAAGACGTTCTTCCTAAAGTATCTGAAAGAATGGCTGAACTTGTCAAGCAAGCAGGTGGTATGAACGCTGTATCTAAGCAGACCGCTACATCAATGGGTCAAGCTAAGGCTATGTGGGATAACACACTTGTAGCACTGTTTAACAACTCTAGTGATGGTATTTCACAGTTGTCTAACTCTGTTGCAATGTTCTTACAAGGTTCTTTGGGTAGTACACAGGCTTTGGGTGTTGTGATTGGAAACCTGTTAAAAGGTGCTAGTAATCTGCTCGACTTCGTTACAGACTTCATGTACAGAACATCTGCGCTGTACTACTATGCAAGGTCTTGGTATAAAACTTTGGATGCAAGTCAACAGAAACTTATCAAGGATTCTGCTGAACTCGTTTCAACATTTGCTATGATTGGTGCTGCAATGGCTGCCATTAGCAAGATTGCAAAAGTCTTTGGTGGTACTGTAGCATTTATAAAGAGCATTGTGGAAGAAGGTATCTTTGCAAAAATCATGCAGAGATTTGGATTAGGTGGCGCAGCGGCTACAGCAGAAACAACTACAGGTGTTGCAGGAGTTACAGCAACTAGAATGGCACTCGGCACTGTTGGTTCTGCATTAATGCTAAGAGGTTCTACAGACCCAAATGCTGCTAAAAACTACAGTGAAGTGACATTACCAAAACCATTTGAAAATGCTGTTGCAAATATTACAAACCCAAAAAGACCAATGTTCTTTGATGAGAATGGTCAACTTCAGTTTGCACAGTACACTCAAGACGTTGAAGGTAACAGAAAGCTAATTGACAATGGCCTATCTAATTGGGAGATTATCATGGAGAAGCTATCAACATCTATTGATAACTTTGCCAATAAGTTCAACCAGACACCAATGATGATGACACCTTCTGGTTTACCTATGCAGACTAAACAAACCCTGAATGTTACTTTCAATCTTGATGGTAAACAAATTGCTACTAAGATGGTGGATATTACTGACAAGAATCAAGAAGACATTCTTCTAAGTTCAAGCTATCCAGAGGAAGAATAATGTTATGGGATTCTAATATGCAAATCAAATATAGTGGCAAAGATGGCATCTATTTCCACTTAAGAGATAATGTAGATGCCTTCTTAACTTTATCAGCAACTGAAAACATGGAATTTGACAGCCCTATGCAGGTGACTACACAGAACATGCAATCAGGGCAAACCGTAACAGATAATGTGCAAAGAGCACCCAGAACAATCACTATTAGTGGTGTCGTTGTAGTTGGCTATGAAGGAAGCTTATTATTAACTCGTCAGGGTCAATTAGTAGAAAACTTCATCGACACTCTTGAAAGCTGGAGAGACCAGAAGCAAATTATTTCGGTCATCTGTAAAGATGGTATTAAAATTGATGATTCCATTATTACAAGCTTTAAAGCTTCTAAAGATGTTGGTATTTCAAATGGTCTAAGAATCCAGCTAACTTTTCAGGAAATTAACTTCAAAGCTATTGTAGGGCAAACTGATATTTCGGCGGCTACTGGCAAAACCGCTACCACGAATGATGGCGGTGCTACCAGTAAAAAGAATACAGGGAACACTACAACAAGTTTAGGTAATGGTAAACTGAATTGTCAGTTACTATTTGACCTAGATGCTAATGGTGTAAGGGAACTCACTAGTGCTGAAGACAATGCACTTGGTAAATGCTCAATGTCTGCGAAGACAAGAAAAGGTGTTACTACATTCAGTGAAGAGGCTGAAAGAAATGCTGGAGCCGCGTTAAATAGGACTGCTGGGACTGGAAAGGCATTACAAAAGCACTCAGTGAATCCAAATAAGAAGGGGACTTATTAATGTCACAATATATTCCTGTTCCTGATACAGAATGGTCTACACAAACTGTAACTCTGGATGGTACTGTCTTTGTAATTGAGTTAAAGTATAAAGAGAGGCTTGACAGATGGTTCTTGACGCTATCTGATGTTGATGGTAATGTATTATTATCTGAAAAGAAATGCCTTGCAGACCAGTCAATCACAGGACGATATGTAATTCCTTCATTAGCTGGAGAGCTTTTTGTTGAACGAATGTATGGTACTGATTTACAACCTACCAGAAATAACTTCGGAAGAGAAAAGGCATTTGAGCTTAATTATTACACTCAAGAAGATATGAGATTAATGGAGAATTTATAATGTCTGTAAAAGATAGCACTGCTGGGGCTTCTTTTAGGTGCTATCAATTGGCTGTAGGTAGTGAAACTACAGCCTTTAATGATAAACCTACAAGCCATGCTAAAGATTCTATGCAAATGGACTATTTCGACAACTTGCAATTCACTTGCAATGTGTCTTATACATCTCAGAAAAATAAAGTAACCTCCGACGACACCACTTTTGAAATCTACAACCTCAATAAAGAGATGAGAGCCAAATTTAAAACAGTTGGTGCAACAGTTATGCTCAGAGCAGGTTACACTACTGGCTTTAAAAGAGATGCAAATGGTGACCTTATTATTGAGTATGATAACCTCCCATTAATTTATCTAGGTACTATTGAGTATGCTTATACATATAAGCGTGGTGTTGATATGATTACGAAGGTTATCTGTTCCAATGATAAAATGGAAAGAACCACGATTAAGACATCAATCTCTTATAAAGCAGGGACAACACGTAAAAGTGTAATCAGAGATTTAGTTAATAGGTTAGGCTTCTCACTTATTGATGAAGACCTTTCAAGTATTGATGGTTACACTTACAAGAATGGTTTTAGTGTTTGGGGAAGTGTTGCAGAGGCACTAACAAAGGTTTGCGAAGAAAGTAGTCTGCGTTGGTATACATTTAACAAGCAAATCCGAGTAGTCCCTTTTAATGCTAAGGCTAGACAACTCTCTTGGGAAATTTACCCATATAACGTTATTGATTCTTTGCAAGGTTACTACAGAAGAACTAGAAAGGTTCTGAAAAAAGAGAATAAGACAGTTATTAAAGTTAAGACTGGAGTTCGTTGCAAAATCCATTTAGATGGGAGAATTAAGATGGGTGATAACGTCACTATTAGAGAAAGTGAAGATTTTGAAGGTCAGTATCGAGTAAAAGGTCTTTCTCATAATCTCGACTTTACTGGTGGTGCTTGGACAACTGAACTAGATTTAGAGAAGGTGGAATAATGAAGTCACCAGTTACTAGAATGTCTGGGTATGTTTCAGAATGTCTTGATGAATTTAGAAAAGAACTGTATACTGGCTTACCAGCTATTATTCAGTCTTTCGATTCAAAGACTCAAACAGCCACTGTCAAGCCACTTTACTCTATTAACGGGTTACCTATGCCAGAGATTACTGGTGTCCCTGTTCAATTTCCAAGTGGTGGTGGAGCATCTTTAACATTCCCCGTAAAAACTAATGACAGATGCTGGTTAGCTTTCTCAATGTTGCCTTTAGATGACTTCGTTGTCAATGACAAGAATGTTCAGATGGAAACAAATATGAGAAGGACACACGATATTTCAGATTGTGTAGCTTTCGTAGGCATCTGCACAAGAACACAGAATTTTAAACCAGACCCAACAGCAGTCAGACTTCATTTTGGTGACTCTGTGTTAAGAGTTACAGATGATGGTAATTTTTATTTTGAAGGTGATGTACACATTTCTAAAAACTTGTACGTAACAGAAGAAGTACACGGTTCAGATTTTATCAGTGACACAACTGGTGTGAACTTTAATGAACACACGCACCATTATTACTGGACAGACCCTGCTGGTGAGGCTGATACTACAGAGGCACAATAATGAAAACAGACTTTGCATTAAATCTAGGTGGTGACTATGTTGCCACTTTAGGTTCAGATTCAGTGTATGTGGCTCATGGTGATTTAAAGATTACTGGTAACCAAATTAGAATTATCCCAGAAGATGATAAAGCTACTCAGGTTGCTCAAAGACTTCATATCAGATGCCTTTTAAGGGCTGGTGAAGTCTTCTTTAACACATCTGCTGGGTTCCCATACTTACAACTTGCCAAATTTAAACAGAAAACTTCTATCTTTGACAATTATATGAAAGCTTACCTTGTTGAAACAAGAGATGTATCTAATATCTACAATTACTCATCTTCAATGGATAATGCTCAAAGAAAAGTAACTGTTAATTTTGATGCAACTACTACAACAGATATTTTAACAGACATTACGCAAGAGGTTAATATCTAATGGCAGGATTAACTACAACAGGATTACAAACTCTAAGATATCAGGAAATTTTTGATAATATCAAATCAAGACTTCTTAGAGATATTTCACCAAACCTTGACGTTTCTGAAGACAGTCAATTAGGTCTCTTTCTAGCTTCAATTGCAAGGTCTTTAGCAGACACCCATGAAGTCCTGTCAGAAATTTATGATGGTGGGACGATTGATAAAGCTGAAGGTTTTAACCTCGATGATATTACGGCTCTAAACGCTGTATACAGATATGTGGCTCAGGCTACAAGAGGTCAAGTAGAGTTTACTGGAACAACGGGTGCAACCATCCCATCTACAACGAGACTAAGAAGTACTGCTGGTAATATCTTCTATCCAGTTTCTGGTATTACATTGACACCTTCATATTGTGTTGAGGCTGTTCTTGAAGTTAACTCTTTACGAACTGATGCAAACTATGTTATTATTATTGATAACGTTATTTTCTCTTATCAACCAAAATCTTCAGACACAATCACAGTACTCTTAACTGAACTCGCCGATGCAATTAATGGTGGTATCGTGGCAAAAGCCGAAGTTATCAATGAAGGTTCAGCATTACGGGTTTATAAAGATGAGGGTGACATTATTGCAAGAACCAACCCTATGGTGGTGACTGCTACGACGTTCCTTACATTCACAAAAATTACAACTATCCATGATGTTGTTGCTGAGGAAGTCGGTGCAATCCCTGCATTAGCTGGAACACTCATCGAAATTGAAACAACTGTAGATGGTCTTGACAGTGTATACAACCGATATGACTTAACAACAGGTAGAAACGAAGAAACCGATACAGAGCTTCGACAGAGATATTTAGAATCTTTGGCAGTTACTGGTGTAGGTACTCTTGATGCAATCGTAGCTGCTGTTAAAAGGGTTCAGGGGGTATCAGATGCTTCAGGTGTGGAAAATGATACTGAAGAGACGAGTTCAGAAGGTCTCCCACCAAAATCTTTCAAGATTGTTGTAGTTGGTGGTCAAAATGATAACGTTGCTCAAGCAATCTGGGACACCAAACCTGCTGGTATTAGGGCTTATGGAGCTATCTTTGGGACAGCTTATGACTTAGGCAATTTGGCTCATAATGTCTATTTTAGCAGACCAACACCTAAGTATGCTTTTGTAAAGGTGTCTTACTCTCTATATAATGAAGAAAGTTTGACAATTCCAGAAGAAGATATCAGAAACAGTATTATTCAAGGCATTAACGCTTATGGTAGAACTTTGAAAGTTGGGAATGATGTTATTCCTAACAGAATCTATGGATATATCTATGATGTCATTAAAGGTGTTGAGATTAATGAAATCAAAGTAGCGCTTTCAAACAACCAATCAGTACCTCCTAGTGATGGGCAGTATACTACAGCAAGAATTGCTGTTGATGGTGACCAATATACTGTATGGGGAAGTAGCCAGTACACCATTACTAAGGAGTGATAATGTTTCAGAAAATTGATGACGTTTATTATAAAACTCTTGATGAAAGAACTGTTACACAGTTTAAAGATAAATTCATCTATACAAGCTTACTTAAAGCAATTACTGATGAGTTGCAGACATTGGAAGATGTTTCATGGCAAATGCACACTGAAAGGAATATTAGAAAAGCTGTCGGACAGCAATTAGATAATATTGGTACACTAATTAAAGTACCAAGACCACTCGGTGCTGATGATGAAACATATAGAGCAATGTTGTATATCCAGATTTTCCTGAGACGTTCTGACACAACTCCAACATTTTTACAGAATGCTATCATGACCCTGTATAATGCAACATTTTCACAGATTTTTGAGCATATTACACCTATGACTGCTGGTATTGTAATCAGGGTTAATACAAGAAATAATGTCATTGATACAGCATACACATTAGCAAAAATTTCTGCAACAACTATTGGTTCAGCAGTTATTCTAAGAGATGTAACTCTGAATGGTACTGCTTGGACACCTGTAGAGGTTGCTGATTCAGCTTTAGCAATTGTTGATGATAAAGATAACTGGTTCGTTACAGATGCTAACAAGGGTCTTGTTACTAACAACACAGGTGGTTCTTTAGAGAAGAACTTACTAGGTAGTCTAGCAGATGTTGGTGTAAGGGACGCTTATTTCAGGGTTGACAGGACAGCAAATAGTGACTCAGTAGATTACTTAAAAGTTAATAAAAATTACAACGCTACAGATAACTACATTGTTGGTAAAGAAACTGTAGCAGGTGGTGATTATGGTGTTATGGCTGAGGTAGCTCAAATCATCAAAGGTAGAAAAGATAAATCACAGCAAGAAGGAAGTTCTTAATGGCATTTTTAAATTGGTCTACAGATGAAGTAGATGCTGATGGTAACCAGCTAAAAGTATTACCACCGCCAGAAATTCAGGCAACCGGTTTATTAAGAGGTGAGCCTATGGGTCGCCAATGGTTTAACTATATCTTGAACTATCTTCTTAAGAAAGCAAACGGGACTGTTGGTGAAGTTAGGTCTTTTGCCACTGAGCAACCAGATTTAGTGGCTAATGGCTGGAGACTTATTAAGACTGAAACAGGTACTGCGTCAACAAGTACAAGAAATCTTTATACTTATGAATTTGTAGGAGCTTAATAATGGCAGTAGGTGAAATTCAAATTAGTGCCTTGCCTCAAGCAGCCTTACCAATTGACCTTAGTGATATCTTCCATCTTAAGCAGGGTATTGAGGATAAGAGATGCACTCTTGAGCAATTACTTGCTCCACACTCAAGCCTAAGAAATAACCCTCATGGTGTTACTAAAACACAAATTGGTTTAGATAATGTTATTAATGCTCTTCAGTTAGTTGCTGCAAATAACTTATCAGATATTGTTAATGTAGCTGAGGCAAGAGCAAATCTACAGATTATGTCTTCAGAAGAGGTTAATAACCTTGTTCAACAGCATATTAATGATAAGAGTAACCCACACAATACAACTAAGGCACAGGTTGGTTTAAGTAATGTTCAGAACTGGACAACATCTAACCTTTATAATGAGGATGCAGATAAGTACGCTACAGCAAGAGCAGTAAATAACTTGTACAAGGCTGTTCAGGCTTCCTATCCAGTAGGTACTATCCATCTTTCCATGAACTCTGCAAACCCTTCTACATATTTAATTTGTGGAGGTACTTGGGAGTTAGTTTCAAGAGGAAGAGCACTTGTAGGTTATGATAGTGATTCTAGGCCAGTTGGTAGTAACTTTGGCTCAAGTAGTGTTAGCTTATCTAGTAACAACCTACCATCACATAGCCATTCAATCTACCTAACTGGTGGTGGACATACTCATGGTGCTGCTATTACTATCGATGGCTTTGATTACGGCAATAAGAGCACAAACAGTTTCGATTATGGTACTAAAGCCACTAACACTACTGGTGCTCACACCCACTCAGTGAGCGGTTCAACAAATACCACAGGTAATCACACACATACTGTAGGTGGTCGTTACGGAGGTGACTCTATCGGTGGTAAACTACGTGTTCAGGTATCTGGTACAGAACAGGTTTCCAGTGTAGCTGGTGACCACTCACACACTATTAGCGGTTCAACAAATACCACAGGCAATCACCAACACACTGTTGCAATTGGTGCTCACACGCATACTGTTGCAATTGGTGCTCATACCCATAAAGGCACAGTAACTTTGCAGTCATCTGAGCATACTCACTCAGGTACTACAGGTACTACAGGTGCTGGTCAAGCATTCAGCGTTGAACAACCATCCTTTGTGGTTTATGTATGGCAAAGAACCGCTTAAAAATTCTTTTACAGGGGGGCTGTACAGCCCTCTTTCTAGAGGACAAAAATAATGGCAGATTACAAGTTGAGTGAATTAAACTCAATCGATACAATCCGTTCAGATGACCTTCTTCATGTCAGGGTTAAAAAGAGACCTGAAATGCTGGGTGATGAAGACCGTCGAATGACCTATCAAGATTTCTTAGCATCTTTTAAGCTTGAAAGATTTGTTCAGATTGCTGGTAGTACTATGACTGGTGACTTAGGGATTGTTAAGTTACTTTATGGTGGTAAGGCAGTCTTTGACCCTACAGGCTCTTCTGAGATTACTATGGGGGATGTTTTAAAGACTTTTAAAATTAACGCAAACGGACTTAGATTAACTATTGCAGATGCTTCAAGGTCGGCAACTGTTTATCATACCCTGAATAAACCAAGTCCTAATGAGCTTGGGATGAGAACTAATGAAGAGAATGATGCAAGATATGCAAGGCTTGCTGTTACAAACACATTCTCTGGGACTCAGAACATTCAAGGTGATGTTAACTTACTTCGCCTTAGAAACCAAAATGCAAATAATGCACAATATATTGAAGGTGTAGACCTAGATGGTTCAGCTAGATGGTTGGTTGGTATTAGTAAAAATGGCTCTGATGCAGTTCAGTTGTACAATAACAAATATGACTCAGCTTTGACTATTGCAAGTAATATCTCTGTTAATAAGTCTTTAGCAATCACTGGTCAAGTTCAGCCTTCTGACTTCTCTAACTTAGATGCTAGATACTTTACTCAGACAGCATCTAATCAGAGATTTGCACAGTTAGCTGCTAATAATGCTTTTAGCGGTGAAAATACATTCGGTAAACCTATTTCCGTAAAAGCTAATGAAGCTGCTATCATGTTACAGAATAAAGATGTAGGCGAGGAGTTATTCATCCTAGCAAAAGATAGCGAGTACAATAATTTATGGTTTATTGGTAAAGGTGATACAAGCTCTGATATCACATTTTACGATTACAAGGGTAATACCTCTATTACCTTAAACTCGTCTGGCGTAGCATTAAATAAGAATGTAAGAATCGCTGGTCAAGTACAACCTTCTGACTGGACTAACATTGACTCTAGATACATTCCGGCAGGGACTTTGAGTAATCTTGCTAAGATTGACACCAAAAATACCTTCACACAAGGTCAGGTTATTATGGTTGATGGTGAAGGTCTTAAATTACAAGGGGTGACTGATAGTGGTGGACTATTCTTACAAGGTTATGACTCATTAAATAACAAAAAATGGTTTATGGGACATAACGGATTTGGAAACTTCACTATCCGTGAAATGGCATTAGGAACCGAACTCTCCCTAAGAGCAAATAATATTCAGTTTAACAAAAGCATCACAATTACTGGTCAAGTTCAACCTTCTGATTGGACTAACATTGATGGGAGATACTATAACAAATCATCTGCTGATAATAGATACCTTAGAGTAAGAAGTACTGGATTCAATACTGGTGGTGCTGGTAAATGGGCTAAGATTGCTACTGTCAGTATGCCACAGGGTACATCAACAGCAGTGATTGAACTGTTTGGAGGGTCTGGATTTAACTTTGGTGTAATTAACCAAGCCTGTAAAACAGAAATTGTTCTTAGGACAGGAAATGGTAACCCAAAAGGTTTAAATGTTGTTGCATGGAAAAACTCACCGAATGGTGTTGTAGACCAAATTGGGTATGTTAACACCTCTGGTGATAACTATGACATTTATTGCGTAGTTGGTAGCTATCAAAACGCTACGACAGCTAGGGTTCAGTCATCATCTAATGCAGCAGTAGAACTGTTTGAGACTCCAGAGACCTCTGACAACGCTCCATCTGGCTATGTTGATGGGACAATTGCTCACTATTATACGAGTATTTTGAAGCCAACCCCTTCAGATATTGGTGCATACACTAAAGCTGAAACTGACCAGAAGATTGCACAGGCAATTAGTGACTCTACAGACCTTAATAAAATCTATCCAGTAGGTATTGTAACGTGGTTTAACAGTAATGTTGACCCTAATACTGCACTCCCTGGTCTAACTTGGACGTACCTGAACAATGGTGTTGGCAGGACTATCAGAATCGCAGCAGCAAACGGTTCAGATGTTGCTACAACTGGCGGTTCAGATTCTGTAACGCTATCTGTTGGTAACTTACCTTCACATACCCACAGTTTCTCAGCTACAACGTCAAGCTTTGACTATGGTACGAAGACATCTAACAGCACTGGTGCTCATACCCACGCAGTGAGTGGCTCTACTAACCACACTGGTGCTCACCAGCATAGTGTAGGTGGTCGTTACGGTGGTGACTCTATCGGTGGTAGACAGCGTGTTCAGGTAGAAGGGACAAACCAGATTTCAAGTGTTGCTGGTGACCACTCCCACACACTATCAGGTACTGCTGCATCTGCTGGTGCTCATGCTCACACAGTAGGTATTGGTGCTCATACCCACACAGTATCTGGTAACACTGGTGGTACAGGTTCTGGTTCAGCATTTAGTGTTACTAACCAGTTCTACAAGTTAATGGCTTGGGTAAGAACTGCTTAATCCCTTGTTGACTGATTGTTAAGATGGTGTTAATATTCTTTATGGGTATTCTCACCATCTTGGCTGATGAGGTGATTAAATGCCTACAATCCTAGCAATTCTTCTAAAAAATCTAGGTAGCTTCTTCTGGAAACTCGTTTTATCCCTTCTAAGTGAATACATGATTGAGAAAGTGTTCTTTAGGCTTGCAAGATATCTTGCGAGTAAGACAGACACACCTATTGATGATGAGTTCGTAGATAACTTAGAAAAAGCTTTTAAGGGGGAGAATAAATGAAGTGGCTAGAGGAAGCTTTTAAAAATAATATTGGTGCAATTGTAGTTGGTATTTTTAGTGTTATTGGTATGTATACCACCATGCAAGTCTCGGATGGTAAGCAAGAAGTGTCTATCACAACAAAGTTACAGCAGTTAGATAATTATTCCAAAAGTAATTATTCAGCTATTCGTGATTTACAGTCTGATATGAGGCTGCTTCAGCTAGGGATGGAGAACCAGAAAGTTCAGTTAGAGAATGTTAAGGGTGAGAACGCAAAACTTACCAAAACTCTTGATAAATTCTCTGACAGCGTGAACAATTTGGCTCAATCAGTATCAGCCTTGCAAGCTATTACTGAAAAGAACACAAAGAATACTGAAAAGTAAGATTTAAGGCTCCTTTTTACGGGAGCCTTTTTGTTTTATTTACCTACTGACAGAGGTGCTTCAATCTTTCCTGCATGTTGGTAGTTATTAATTCCACCAATAAAGTCACTTGCAGTGAGATGTTTTAAGTCACTTAAAGTGTTAAGTGGGATACCAATCTCAAAAGTAGGTGCATGGAACTCTTCATTGTTCATCAGTTCATAAACCTGCTTCATGTGGTTCTGATAAATCTGAGTATCTCCAAAGACACCTATCAAGTATCGTGGAGTGTATCCAGTCATCTTACAAAGAACTTCCAGAATAAAACCATAAGATGCAATGTTAAACGGAAGTCCTAAAAAGGTGTCTACAGAACGCTGATACCATTGCAAATCTACTTCACCTTCGTTGGTGATATAAATCTGAAACAGAACATGACAAGGTGCTAAAGCCATCGAGTTTGCTGCAATATCTGCTGCATTCCAAGCATTAACAAGCATGTAACGGTCTGTAATATCACCCTTCATCTTCGTTACTAAGGTCTCTAGCTGGTCTACAACACAACCATTATGACCTTCAAAGTTTCTCCACTGAACCCCGTAGATTCTCCCACCTGCATCCTCTAACCAGTCTTGCTCAGAAGAATAGTTAGAGCTTAACCAGCGTTTAAAGTCATCTGACCAGATAGTCCAGCGTTCTCCATCATTTTCACCCCAAGTACGGTAACGGAGTTCGCCAAGTTTATTCTCACCATTCAGGAACCATAAAGCTTCCCCAATAACTTGCCGTGTAAACACCTGTTTAGATGTTAAGAGCGGGAAACCAGTTCGCATATCAAAACGAAACTTAGGTGGAGCAAATGTAGAGATAACATCTCCAGTTCGTGTAGTACGCAGTTCACCGACTGATAAAACATAGTTCAGGATATTTTTATAACTTGAATCTGCTTGTGACATATCAAAAGTGTCCTTTTACTTGTGGAACATAAATCTCAAAGGTTGCTTTACCATCATCTGAGGGTCTTGACTGCACCTTTGCAAATACACGGCTATCATACAGTTTATCGAAGAAGTTTTCAAAAGGTAAATACACAGTGGCCTCTTCAGTAACCTTATGGAAAACTGTATGGAAAACTACACCAGCATACGGCAAAGCATCGACAAGAACACCTGCACCACCAATTACAAAGACATCTTCATCAATAGAGCTATCAAGATACTTCAAAAATGCTCCAAATGACTCTTTACTGGCTTTAGCATACATTACATCATCTTTGCCAAAGTCTATGCCTAAGTATGGTACAGAGTTTGTTAAGACGAGGTTTGTACGTTCTGGTAAAGGTTTACTACCCAGAGTCTTAAAAGTTTCATTACCCATCACTACTAAGTTGCCTTTAGTAAGTCTCTTAAACTCTTGCATATCCTGTTTATGTCGAGGCCACGGCATACCAGTCGGTGTACCAAATTCACCGTTTTCACCACTTGCAAATATTAGTTTAATCATTTTGTAAACCCTTTCTTAATGAACCAGTTAATGACACTCTTCACAACTTTACTACGATGGTAGATAAAATGTGGAGATGGTTGGTATGAACCATAAGCCCAGAAAGCAATGATTTCATTACACCCTGTGCATCGGGTACTTTCTTCAGCAATATGACCGTTGACTATTTCACTTACCTCACCTTGTAAGTCTGTACACCCACAATGTGGACAACGGATAGGTGTTCCATCAGACTCATAGCAGTGTTCAATTTTCATCTATTTAACCTCAAAAACTGGCTCAAGAACCAATATAAAGTCTACACAGTCATCTTCTTCATCCAGAATACCATCAAAGTTCTTAGGAACGAAGTCGAAGAGGCTCATAACAAAACAGTCAGAAGTGACCCTGATAGTTCCTCCCATATTCTCTACAGTCAACACTGTACGACTTTCTTTCACCTCCCTCAGAAGATTACCCACAAAGTCATCTAAGAAGTACTTCATCAATGACTTAAAACCTTTAGGGTAATCTGTACCAGAGTATGTTTCAATCTGAGGTACAAGCTTAACATTTATACTAGTCTTTGTTAAGAACGTTTTAGAGAACATACTATCAGGTAGCTTACAAACAGTCTTTCCAGTACCTTCATGTTCAATCTCAACAAAACCAGCTTCGTCGCCACATGTAACTATTTTAAAAGATGCTTCATTCTCATACTGTGAAGTCATAAACTTTTTAAGCATCTCTTTAAGGAAATCTGCATGAGCATCTTGTAAGTAGATATCAATCATAGTTAATCACCTATTATGGGAACAAGCACTTAATGTCATCGTTTTTGAAAACAAAACTTGTGTAGTTGTGACCATCAACATCCAACCAAACAGCCTGAACATCCACACCATCAAGATTCTGGTAAAGCTCTTTGATGAAGTGGTCTTTCACACTCTGACTACTGGTTGTTTCCAGTTTAATGTTCGAGATTGCTGAACCTACAGCCATGTAGCCCATGACACGTTTCTTCTCAGTATGCTTAATCTTACCATCTTTGTAAGCCATAATGAGATTGGAAAGAATCTTTACACCATAATACTTTTCAAGGTGAGTAGGTACACCATAAAAACCTAATGCGAAGTTTTCAGAGTGGATAATGTTTTCACGTTTCATATTAATCTGCCAACCTTAAATTAAAATTAACACCAAATTTTTCACATACTTCCAACATATACTCAAGGGAAACATTCCCAGTGAGGTGGATTATGTTGGATACACGAGCCTGAGAGATACCACAAATTTTAGCAACTTGCTCTTGAGAAAGACCTCTGGATTTAATCTCTCTCTTAAAACGATGTGCAACGAAGTCTCTCATTTCGTCTACATCCATTGGACAAATATAACTCTCCATTTCAGCCTCTCTGTCAGCCTCCCAATCATCTTGTGGGGCATAAGGGTCAAAAACCTCATTCATCTTTCTTCTTCCGTTTGCGTGAAGTGTCAATCAATGAATCTATGTTTGTAGCCCTAACCTTTTCACGTTCATCATTAAGATAATCATCAAGAGCCTTTTCAATCTGTGAATCATCTTGACAGATGACTGTAAAGACTGTAAAGCCGTCTGTATCATCAATTATCTTACCATAACCGCTTCTGGGATGTAACTTTTTAAGAGCCATATCAAATACCTGTGCAGCTTCTGTTTTCTAAGAAATACTCAACACCATACATAGCTTTTTGCATCAAATCTTCTTTAAACTGGATACGGTGGTTGAGCATCGCCTGTACATCAATATCGTCATGGTGTTTCTCTTTAATGTTTGCAGATTGCAGGAAATACTCTGCAAGAACACGATACTGATAGTCAGTTACCTTATCAGTCATCTCTGTCAAAGATTCTTCAGAGATTGGTTTAAGTAACTCGCCTTTAGATAGCGCAACACCTTTTACAATCTGGCAAGTATCTTCTGGAACACCTGATAAGTCCACATTTGGGAGTTCTGTTGCATTGACTGGTAAATTCATTGCCATAACCATTGCAGCAGCTAATAAAATCTTTTTCATAATGACCTCAAAGTTATATTAAATCTTGTATTACGTTGAGTATAAAAATAAGCTATAACACCTGACTTGTCAACAGATTTTATAGCTTATTTGGCAGATTTTTTATAAGGCTACTGCCATCCTTCCATACCAAGCCCTGCCGAACCGAACCATGCTTTGCCATACCGGACAATACCTGACTAGACATCACTTAAAAATCCTCTTAGAAGACTCTTAAGTGATGTAATCGAATTTTTATGTAGTTTCGATTAACTACCCATACCAAGCCTAACCTGACCGCACCAAACTTTACAACACCACACCATACCTGACCATAACAAACCTCATTAAAAGACCCTGTTTAAAGACCTTTTAAAAAGGAGCCTCCGAAGAGGCTACCTAGTCAACTTAGAAAGGTTTTCTACGTTGCTTGTTAATGTTAGCTTTCATAGCAGCTAAATGGTTTTGCTGTTCAATCAGTCGTGAACGTTCTTGATGACTAAGTGCCATAGTGTTCACATTCTCAATTGCTTGAGTGGCTTGTTTTAAAGCACGACCAATCTTACCAGACATTTTACGTTTTGCAATAGTTGCTTGATGTTTAGGTTCAACCACACGATAACCAACACCCATTGAAGCAACCAGATAAATCTTCTCTTCTTTAAGAAGTTTCTCAATAAACTTCTCAAGTCGGTTTAGACGTGTAAGTGCATAAGCCTTCATTTCATCTTCGTACTTAACAATGTCACCTTGATAAGTTGGCTTCACAATACCTAAGAAGGTGTCCATCTCAGAATGTGATACAGTGTCACCGTAACTAAACTTTGCTGCTAATGCTTTTGTATTCATAATTAAACATTACCTTCTGAAATAACTTCTACAGAAAAACGACCAAAGCGTGGACGCCAATCACCTACACCACAAAGGTTACCAGCATTTTCCAGAACCATCAGGAGTTCCTCTTTGGTGATTTGCTCTTCATCGAACATCAAACCGAACTCTACAGACCAGTCGCGGAAGATTGGACGGTAGCTCATAACTCGTGCTGTACCAATCTTAACAGACTTAGCATAGATAAAGTCTGGATTCTTAGCAAGTTCTTGTGGGTTTGCTGGACAGTTCTTGATAGTCATTGGGAAGACTACATCTGTCAGCATAATGGCTCGGTCAATCACCTTACCAAGTTTGTTGAGTTTCGCACCAGACTTGATGCAAGCCTCAATCATCTCACCGTTCATAACAAAACCTAGCTGCTCATCGTAGTAACAAGAAGTTACCAGTTGGCTTTCTGCTAAGAGCGCATAGTCTTCGTCGGTCTTTTTACGTTTACTGGACAGAGACTTGTGATATTTTGTCAGAGGGTTTAATGGGTCTGACAGTGTATCAGCGTGGCTCAGGAAAGGACGAGTACCAGTGATTTTGATATTTAACAGTTTCATAGCATTTAGCTCCACACTTTAGTTGATTGTTAAGTTGTTTGTAAAGAACCCTCAACAGAAGACTCTTTAGAAACTTGGTAGATTTTTAATGTGGCTACTACCATCCACCCATACCAGACCTAACTACACCTCACCCCACCTGACCCATACCTCGCATTACCATACCAAACCAGACCCCACCTCATTAAAAGACCCTCTTAAAGACCTTTTAAAAAGGTAAGTCTCATTTTAATGTAGCTGAGACTAACTACCCACACCAAACCATAGCATACATCGCATTACCGGACAGAACCATACTTTACCAGACATCACTTAAAAACCCTCTTAGAAGACTCTTAAGTGATGCTGGTGAGTACCCGTTGGTTTATGCTGCTCAGTATACTCACCAAATTTTCTATGTCAACAACTTTTTATTCGTAATCCCTAATAACTAGTCCAACAGGAAACTGTAAAGAACCCTTACGAGTCATCTTCTGGAACTGAACAGTTAGAGGTTTCCCGATAAACTCTTCAGGATGTTCAGCAAGATACTGTTTCTTCTCATGAGTGGTCTTCCATGAGACATCTACAAAGACGTTAGGAAGAGTCTCTACAACGAACTTGCCATGACCACGTTTATCGGTCTTTACACCAGTAACTTTAAACTCTTCAGTGTGCATCTTCTTATGCTTAATCAAGAAGTATGAACGGTGACCACACTCGTAGAAAGATTCTTCAGAGATTGAGCGGTACATTGCACCTTCAAACTTAGCTTCAACCCACTTATCATGGGCTTCATCAAATTCTTCCCAAGAATTTACACGGATAGTCTGTACAGGAACCACTCGACAGGTATCCCCAAGCTCAACAATAGGTGAACTATCAATAACTTCACGACGCTCAGGCCAAGATTTTGAATTGTCACAGATATCATACCAGTAGAATTTAAGAAGGTGACGGTCTGGATTGTCAGCATTCTTAATCATAGATACAATATCTTCTAAGTCCCAACCATGAGCATAAATCTCGCCATCAAAGTCTTCAACTTGCGGGTGTAATTTAAGCAACAAAAGCAAATCTGGGATTAGTTCTGCTGGAACGTTGTAAACAGTATTCTCACGAGAATAAGCCGTAAAACTAACTGAATCAACATCTCTTGAAATTCTACAACGTACACCATCCAGTTTTGGTTGAGCATCAGCAGGAAATATCAAATACTTTGCATGACTAACCTTTGCAGCATCATGAGCAAGCTGTACACCTACCTTCTCAGTATTCTGTGCAGACTCTTTTGTGTAAGCATAACCTTTACGGTCAACTTGCTTTTTATACTTAGCAGCAACTTCAAAGAGAGCTTGCTGTTCAGCATTACGCTCATTCTTTTTACCGATGTTTTTAGGTTCTGCTGTATACTCTTCAAACATCATCTTGCCATTTTCTTTACCGTAGGTTGTAATAACTTTGTTACCTATAGCACCACATGACCAGATGTTGAAGGAACCGTCTTTATTTTGTTTGTACAGTGTTGTCATTTTTAACCTCTGAGTGATACCAAGTATTGCAAGCATTACATGCGTAAAGCTCTAAGTCATTTTTATCTGGTTTGTGGAAACAGTTTGACCCACAACGACACCGGAATAACTTACCATCAACACGAAGAATGAATGTTTCAAGCTCACCATCTTCTGTAAGAACTGCGTTCTTAAATTTATCTTCTACAGTCATTTTCTCTTACCACCAATCTCTACGTCAATAACTTGAACATCGCCAGCAACATCAAACTTATGAATGATGCTTTCAACAGTGTAAGTCCAACCATCAATACGAACCAACTCACCTTCTCGTGGGACGATTGGGTTACGTTGGGCTACCGTTGTAGTGGAGTGAACAGTATCATAACAGTAGATGTAGTTTACTAGAACTTGCATATCTTCACCTTAAAAGAATAAGTCAGATGCTTTTGGGTTGGTTAAACTAATGCAGTTTTGAAGCATAGCTTCATTGTATCCCTCTTGGCAAACTGCGTAGAGTTTATCGAAAGTTTCTTTTGATACTGGGGAGGCTGATAACTCTTGGCATACACTAAGATACCATTCGTAATCTAAGCCTCTGCTCCAAGCGTCAGCGATTAGTACTGTAGCTTTGTCTTTGCTTCTGATAACTTCATCAGACTTTTCAATTTTACTGTTCACGATGCTCTACCTCTCTGTACGTTCGTCGATAGTCTATAATAAGTTGTGCTAATTCGTTGCTTTTAACATTCGAACGTAGCAGTTGCCAATCAAAACCTTTACCGACTCTTCCATATAAACTAAATAATTTTACTTTGCGTTTCATTTTGGTATCCCCAATACTCAGAGGTCAATGCTAATACGTTCACCCTTAAGGACTCCAGTACGGTCTCTTGCAATCTTACCGTCAACAATAAGGATGTGTGCAGACCTTAAAGAGTCACCATTAAAAGTTTTTACGAACTTACTAGGCATCACTACAATGGACATCTCCTGAATCAACTCTGGAGTATAGCAATTGTCGTGAAGTTGCTGAATAACGTCTGCAAGTGTCATTTTTGATGTCTCCAATACTCAATGTCAATAAGTTCTTGTGCAATGCTTTTTAGATTACCTTTCAAGAAAACCTTCTCAGAACCTGAAAGAGATGAATTGTCAATTAACCTGCTCATCCTCTCAAACAACTTCTGTTTACGGTTCTTGATAGTTTCCTTTGAAGCACCTTTCATCATCGCTGCATGGGTTCTTCCACGGTGGCTCATAAGCCCTCCTATACAAGATATAGTATAAGGTACTCTTCCCTGAGCACCTTGTCAACTTAGTTTTGCAAACTCTCCGTGGAGTTTAATAGCAGCTTCACAGTAAGCTTTATAGGCTTCTTCAGGTGTGTCATGGTGACCTAAAAACATCTTCTTACCTTTATAACTTATCTGTGCGACCCACTTACCGGACTTCTTCTTAAGACTTACACCCTTGTACCCAGATTTATTGGTGACTGGTTTACCTTTATTCCAAGCACTTTGAAAATCATCTGCTTCCCTTAAGTTTACAATCCTGTTGTCAAGCGAGTCTCCGTTGATATGGTCAATGATACCTTTTGGCATCTTGCCATACACGTAAAGCCATGCGAGTCTGTGTGCTTTATGTGCTTTCTTGTCAAAATAGATACTAATCTGTTTATGACCACTTGAATCAGTCTGGATATTACCTGCCACCTTTCCTGCATAATTACTGTTAAAAACACTAACAGCTCTTGATTTACCTTCTCTACGAAGCCAAGTAAAGACCCCTGTTTCGGGGTCATAGTGCAGCAGCTCCTTTAAACGTTTTTGTAAAATTAAATCCATTAATCAATGTACCTCATACCAGCTCTTACCAACCTTTGCTGTACCAGTTACAAGTGTTTCTTTCCTCAAACCTAAGTTTTTTGAAGCTTGTCCATACATCCAGTCAGCAATTGCTTTCATATCCTGTGTCATACCCTCTGGACATTCCCAACTATTTTCATCGTGATATGCCAGAAGTAACCTTGCTCCGATAGCTGGTTTTCGAGCATTCAGTTTTGTCAGGCCATCTTCACAGGCTTTTCTTGCTGCTAGGTTGATGGCCTCATTCTGAATCTGTGCTTCCGAACTCATCAGGAGGTAGTTCAGTAGTTTATGTGGAGATTTGCACCATATCCATGCTCCAGCGACCCTGATATAACCACCTTTAGCAATTGAAGAATTCTTCCCAAAAACCTCTTCCAGAGCCTTTTTAGACGCCTTAAAATCGGCTTCTAAGCTATCAAGTAACTTCTTAATCTTTGGCAGACGCATATAGTAAGTTTGTTTAGTCAATGCACCTTCTTCCGTAGATGATGCCTTGATAGTTTTTGCAAACTTCTCGTCTCCGGCTCCAAATAACAGGGCGTAGATGCCATTTTTGCTCTTCTTACGGCCTTTTGTAATCTCGTGAAGAAGTTCCTCATCCTGTGTCTCCCTACAACGAACAATATCTTCTTCCTTGTTCAGACCAAAGTAAATACTGTTCAGTGTATGCGCATCAGTCCCTGTGTAGACTTCATAGAGGTCGTTCTCAGCATCATAACGAAGATACTTGTCAGTTTCTGGATTAAGATACTTATTGAGATGCTTGCAATAGTATCTGCCATCCTCTTGCTTAGTGAACTCTACCGACTCTTTACCCTCAGTTACTGCTTTAGTGAAGTCTTCATCACCCATAAAGTTACAAAGAAGAACTAGCTGTGCAGAGTTCTGGTCAACTGAAACAATGTTAGTCCCTTCCTCACAAATCCAAACCTCCCTCATAGGTGCTCCATAGACAGCAGCACCAGACGGTACGTTTACAATACCATATTGTGTCATACGTCCAGTTGAAGTACCAAACACCATTGCACCAGCACTAAGGCGACCATCTGGACGAATCTGGTTCAACCAACCTTTTTCATCATCCTTTGAGTTCTCAATAGTTCTGCGTCTGTGCATCAAAGTATAGTACTTAGCAATCTTCTGTCCAAGCTCACCTTCAATCGTATCATAAGATGATTCAGTAAGTTTTGGTGAAGTACGGATTAAGCAAGGTTCAAGCAAATCTGTGTACTTCTTCACAGACCAGTTATGCTCAATGTACTGTACACCTTCATGTTCAACATAACTCAAACCACACCGCTCGACCATTTCCTGCCACTTAGGATGCTTTGTAATCATCTTTTTATTGTCTTTGAAACGACAAACTTTGACAGGGCGACCATCTGAGTCTTTCTTGTAGTTCCAGTCATCTGGAATCCAACCAACTGATTTCAAGTAGTCTTTAACAACTGCTACCTGAGTCATACGAGAAACTTCAAACTCAATTGGTGTATATGGTGCATCAATCAAACCTGTGTAGCGACTTGACTCAAGTTCAAAGTGGTTAACAACATGGCTGTTATAGTACTTCACAGTTTTGACTGTTTTTACTGGCTTCCAGTCTTTGCATTTCTTACCAATCTTTGCATTCAACTCATTGCAAATTGCACGAGCATCCTTCATTGCTACAAAGCCTTCCTTGTACTCTTCACCAGTTACAGAGTTGGTTGGTGTATAGCAATTTCTCTTTTCAATGTTAAAAATCTTTGTAGTTGGCTTACCAAATGGTTTGATTTCGTATGTCTGCATCTCGCCATTACGTACCTGCTGACGATACTTTGTCTTAGGGTACTTGGTAATTCTTTTCAGTCCATCTGCATGACCAAATGTTTCAACATACTCATTCCAAGCTTTTGCAAACTCTTCTCCAGTGACTTTACCTTTGGTCTTAATAGTTGGAGGAAGATGTGGTTCAACCTCTGAAGCAAGCTCATTAGTCAATTTGTCAAGTTCCTTCACATGGAACTCCATAAGCTCTTTATCAGCTTTCCAGCCATTGATAGCTTGTTGACTCATCCAGAAAGATGTTTCTTTAGCTCGCATATAGGTTTCATAAGTATCTATGCCACACTTCTTAAGCTTGAGATACTCATTATCAAGTGCCCGTTTAGCTTTGGCGTTAATACGGATGTCTTCTACAACACGAGTGAAGATTTCTGCATTCCATACACCCCAATGCTCAATCTCTGGTTTACGAACACCAACACGAGCACCCCATGCAGCCAAACCATGAGCACCTTTATAACCCTTCGGAGTTGGTCTATCCATCCACTGAACACGAGACTGGATAAGAGAATCCTGAAAGAAATTACTCCACGGTTTACACTTTGGATTATCAAAGTTCCATAAATCAGGTGCAATGTGATTGAAAACCCACCAGTCATAACCGAGGCCGTTATGGATACAAAGTCGTTTTGCCTTTAACGCAAACTCAACACCTTCACGTAAACTACCCTTAATGTACTTGGTATACTTGTGACCGAGGATAGGCTCATCTGTAAAGACCCATACAGGTGGCTCTTCATCGTCAGATTTATAGTCTGCGAAAGCCATTACGTGCACTTTAGTGAACTCAAGGAGTAAACCATCAGTTTCTGTATCACCAACTAAATGTAAGTTTTTAAAATCTACGTTTTCCATTTTTACTCCCTCTAAAATCATTAACCTCATACATTACTGCAAAAAATTATAAAAAGCAAGTTGACAATGCACTTGACAAGGTGTTAATCTTTGCGAAGTGGGTTTTTACTTAAAAGGTTACTTAACAGTTTAACTATACAGATACTTTAAAACTCTTAAAAGATTATTTAATAGCTTTTAAAAAGCTTTAAAGTATAACGTATAGAATACGTTAAGATAAAAGATTAAAACTTAATAGTTACTTAAAAGAGGCTTACATGCAGAAAATGTTTGTTCACCCAGACATAGCTGACTTTGTTAGAGCTTTGCAGAAGTTGGAAGAACTTGACATTGCTGCTCAACGGGAATATGCTCACCATCACAGGAGGATGGTTGATATACAACATGAAATAGAGTTGTCTGAAAACTATGAAGATGACTTAAAATGCTCTGTATTTGAGCATATGAAAGATGTTGCTACAGCGAGACGCAAAGCTAAAGACACAGTTGCTTTACTAGATTCTCTTAAAAAGAGGTTGCAAAGTGGTACAGACCTGTGTAATCTAGCGTCACTGATTAACGATGTTGAAACTTCTTGGGATAGGCACTATTATCCACGTTCTGAAAAGACACTTGACTTTTCTTCATCCGAAAACTTAAAATGTTCTAGAAAGAAACTTAACCAACTGAGAGAGAAATAATATGAATATCGATGTAGAAAAGATGCTTGAAGAGAAAGGTGTTGATGAAGCATTCTTAATCAATGCCGTAGAAAGCATGGCTATGATTCTTCGTGGGAACAACTACACAGAACAGTTTATGCCTGCAAGCTACAACTTGCCTGAAGACAAGTCTGATAACGGTGCTTTTGCAGAACAGGTTAATATGATGTTGACAGACACTACACTTGCTCTGGCATCTATTGCGGTTGGTGTTGATGCACTTGCTGAGTTCATTTTTTATGAAATGCAAAAGAATGACTATATCAGGATGTCAGACGAAGATAAGGAACTGTTGCTGACTAAGGACGCTGATTTCATTATTGATACGCTTATCTCATCAACGAGTGCTGTAATGGCTGCTCTTGAGAAGCGAATGGAAGAGAAGTTGTCACGATATGAAAAACTTGATTGGGGTGTAGAAGAACTAAGCCCACGAATCAAAGAGATTATACAGCAAACTAAAGATTCTTTGGAAGAAGCTGTTGAAAATGACTCTGTAGCTGATATAGAACCACTTCAGGTGAAAGTTGCACTGATGATTCCAGCTATCTCTACGATGATGAATATCGTTGCACTAATCCAGCTTTCACAGATGATGGGTGTGAGTATGGAGTTCATTGAGGAAATGACTGGTGGTGTTAGTATGCAAGCAATCAATGATGTTTTGGTGAACATTGGTGCTTCAATCATTGAAGAGAAACTACGCATTAACTTCGGTGATGATTTTGTGAAGCAAATCTCAGCTATGGCTGAAAAAGAGTATGCTGACCAACTGCACTAAGTCTTTATAAATCTTACAAGCCTCCTTAGTTGGGGGCTTTTTAGTAATTAATGGAGATAAAATGAGTAATATTATAGCATTTACTGGAAAGGCGCGTTCTGGAAAAGACACCTCATGTTCTATTGTGAAGAACATCTTAGAGGATGAGCACGGCTACAATGTTGCAGTAATGGCCTTTGCAGACAACCTTAAACTATCTGCATCAAAGATATTTGACCTAACTTGGAATGACCTGTATGGTGAAACTAAAGAGACTCCGCAAGTATTTGACTTATCATATCATGAACTGATGTTTAAAGTTACGGAAGCTATGGAGTTCACCTTCAGGGATGAACGTTACCATATGGACTTCAAGCTTATGTCAGAGTTAACCGGACGATTAATCATGGAGCTTAAGAAGGTTGCTAAACCGACTCTATTGACACGTCTGGGGTTTAGCAAGAAGTATAAATTCTCATCAAGACAAATTCAACAGATTTGGGGTACTGAAGTTATCCGTAAAGTTATGGGTGACAAATTCTGGGCTAAAGACCTTGAAAAAAGAATGGTTAGATTCCATGAAATGTGCTCACTTAGAAATCAATATGGTTTTGTCTTAATCAGTGATTTAAGATTTGACTCTGAAGCTGAATGGCTGAGTAGATTTGCACACCAAACTATTGAAGTAAAAAGAGACAATGTGGACAAAGTTTCATCACATGTTTCAGAAAATGGGATTTCTACAAAATATGAGCGTGACATTATTCATAATAATGGTACTCTTGCAGACCTTGAGAACAAGCTAAGAGCCATCATTAAAGTTTAAAAGAGAGAATGAAGATGAGAGTAAAAGACAATTTTAAAGTTATTGACCACCGTTTAGTGGAACTCTCATCTCTTTCCAATGAGGTAATGATTGAACGTCTTAAGAGAGTTGAATCACGAAGGAAAGAGATTGCAGATGAAATTCATGAACTGGACAAGATTGAAAATGGATTGAAGGCAGAACTACAACGAAGAGGTGCTAATGTCTAAAGGTCGTAAATTGAAAGAGGCTGGTCAGTTTATTGGTCATTGTGCATGTCCACGTTGTGGTTCATCAGATGCTGGTTCAATCTATCATCATGACGATGATTCTTATTCGATGACTTGCTTTAGCTGTAACAAAGGTTTCCCAGAGTGGGATTTTGATAAAGGACAAATCGTGAGCACTTATTATACTGGTTCAGATAATAAAAACCGTACTTTCCGTGGAATGGATTTAGAAGATGTCAAAGAAAACCTTGAAGCAATGGACTTGAAAGACAGGAAAATTCCTGCAAAAGTCCTTGAACGTTTAGGTATCAAGGTTGACATTGACAGTGACGGTGAAATTGACGCACATTTCTACCCAACTTACAAACGCAATGAAGATGGCAAGCTAGAACATGTTGGCTACCGTGTTCGTCACCGTTACCCAGAAGACCATCCAAAAGAACACCTACGAGGTAAGCTAAAAGACTTCTCAGGTGGTGTTGGAGACATTAAAGGTGAACTGGCAATGTTCGGTTCATGGATTGCTCCAGAAGGTGGTAACCGTCTATTCATCTGGGAAGGTGAGATGGAATGTGCGACAGCAATCTATATGACTTCTCTTGCGATTAAAGATAAGTCTCGTCGTAAGAATTACTGTCACGTATCTGTTCCATCAGGTGCAAACATTAAGTCTATCAAAGACAACTATCAGTACATCACATCATTTGATGAGATTTACTTGTGCTTTGATAACGATGAAGCAGGTGCTAAAGCTACCAAAGAGGCTGCTGGTATCCTCCCTATTGAGAAGGTTCGTTTATTCCAGTATCCAGAAGGTGTAAAAGACCTTAACGAATGGTGGACAAAGTTCTATAAAGAGAAAGATACAGTTCTGGAAGGATTTAAGCAGCGTATCTACAATGCACCTCGTTACTGTCCTGCTGGTATCAAGAACTTCGCAGATGGTTTTGAGGCAATGAAGAATCGTGGTCAGATTCCATTGATACCTTTCCCAGAATCTTTCGGAGATTTGAACAGGCTGACTTATGGCGGTTACGGTTTAGGTGAGATTACAACTCTGGCAGCACCATCTTCAGTGGGTAAATCAGCATACACTCGTGAAATGATTTACACAGCTTGGAAAGATACCGATTACAATATTGGTGTAATTCCTGTAGAAGATACTTATGAAGAGTTGATGGAGATGCTCTGTGCAATCCACCTGAGCAAGCAGATTTCTGAGATTCCTTATGACGAACGTGATTGGGATGAATTGAAGGAAGCACACGCAGAACTGTCTAAAGGTCGTCGTATCCACATCGTAGACCATCAAGGGGCAATTGACCAAGATAACTTGCTGGAATTTGTTGACTATCTTGTTAACAGCTTGGACTGTAAGATTATTATTCTTGACCCTATTACGTTGGCTCTGTCACGTTCAGATACTGATGAAGAGGAAGTTTTATCTGAGCTATTGCGTCGTTGTAAACGCTACCAGTATGCACAAGTGAACGTCTGTCACGTTCGTAAGAGTGCAGGTGGTCAGAAGGCTAACTCTGAAGGTGGGGATATCTCTGAAGAGGATATTAAAGGCTCTGGTGCGTATTTCCAGATTTCTATGAACAACATTCTGTTAATGCGTAACAAGGTTGACCCAGACCCTGTTAAGAAAAACTTGACAAAAATCAAGTTAACTAAATGTCGTCGTCACGGTAAGTCAACGGGTATTGCTGGTCATACTTGGTACAATCCAGATACAGGACGCCTCATCAAAGCATCTGGTTGTGGGGTAGACATTGATGGTGCAGCAGAAAATATTCGCCAACAGTTTGGTATTGGTGAAGCTGAAGACCATTACGATGACTCTTTGCCACATTATGAGGATGAAGTGTTTGACCGTGAGACTGGTGAAGTCTATACTGAAGAGCAGCGTCAAAGCTCAACGATTCCACCTGTATTAAGTGAGGATGCAGATGACTGCCCATTCGAAACTGAGTGATAGTTATAAAAGAGAGGGGTTCACACCCTTCTTTGAAGAAAAAAGTTTAAATAAATTTCAGGAAGAGTGTTTGACAAAGATTGATAGGTTCTATAGAATGCTCCTCATGAAATGCGATGGGGAAGTTGAGGTAAAAGAAGATTTCCACCAGAGTATGATTACAGTCATCATTGCGCTGCCTCAGCATAATATTAGTTGGCTGTTTATAATTAAAGAAAATGTGTTTGAATATCAAGTATATCGGAGAATATCATGAAACACTCTAAAGCATTTGAAAAAGTTTTTGGGGATTCCTTAAAAGCCACTGCTGGAAAACCAGCAAAATACTATGAAGAAAAACGTGTAAGAACTGGAAAAACTGCACGTAAAGCAGCTTCTAAAGATAAGCACAACTTCCAGTAATTAGTATTTGACAATAGAGTATCAACAAACTAGAATTGGTACTCTTCATAAATTGAGATAGAGGTTTAAATAATGTCTAAAGTTGTTAAAATGAAAGCTCCGGTAGAGAAGTACAATGGTACTGAACGTCAAACTCTGCGTTACCTTCTGAAAGATGTATGGTTTTATTACCTGAACACTTCACCACGTCCGGGGAAAGGTAAATCCATTGACAAGAAATTCCCAGGAAAAGACTGTAACTACAGCGTATCAATTCTGGCAGAAGACGGTAACAAACTGTTTAAAGAGTTTACTAAGTCTAAGAAAAATCCAGAAGGCTGGGATAAAGTCACTACTGAAGCAGTTGATGCAGACGACTTCGAAGAGAAGTTTGGTTGTAAACCACCTTTTGAAGCAGACACTTACTACATCTTGAAAGTAAGTCGTGCAGCAGCTTATAAAGATGGTGCTGTATGGACAGCTAAACAGTCATTCCCTGTTATGCTTATTGAAGAAGTAAATGGTAAGCGTGTAGCTGTTAAGCAGCCGATGAAGAAAATCAAAGCTCAAGCATCTGATAAACATGAAGATGATAAGAACTATGATGTAATTCATCCAGATATTGCAGTTGGCAACGGTTCTTTTGGTAGTGTGATTCTTTCTACTCACTTCTACACTTTTGAGAACAATGTTCTGACAAAACCTATTCAGGAACAGTTTATCATTGATACTCTTGTACCTTACACTGGTGGTAACGGTGCTAACGGTGAACCTGAACTGGATGAAGATGAACTGGCTATGCTTGGTCTTGATGGTGTTGAAGATAACGGTGAAATCACTGAAGAAGACGCAACAGACCACAAACCTTCGAATAATTCTGATGATGGTGACGATGAAGACTTGCCAGACCCAGATGACGAAGAAGATGAAGACTTCGATACAGAAGACTAATCTCTAAAAGTTACTTTAAAGCCCTGTACTTAGTATGGGGCTTTTTCATATGGAGAGCCATAATGGAGAAGTACACATTAACAAAACTTCCCGATTCAGTTACACATGTCTTTATTGACTCTGACAGTATTGCCTATAAAGGTGCTTGTGTAGTTGAGAAAGCAAAATATAAATACGTCAATAAACTCACAGCAGAAGAATCTGAGCCATTTGATAATGCGAAAGATGCTGCAAGATGGTTAGCAGACCAGAGAATCCTTGTGGAAGAGCTTGGCCTGACATTTGATGAAGATGAATGGGAAAGACAGACTTGGAAAGAAGCGAAGAGTGAAAAAGAAGCTATCATGGCTACTCAACAGGTGCTTCAGGAATGGCTTAAGGTTGTTGGTAAAGAGAGAACTTGGGTAGGTTACTTAACAGAGAAAGGTGTGCATAAACACAAAGACATTAAAGGTCTTGAGCACCAATATCAAGGTAACCGCAAAGATGCTGTCACACCAACACACTTAGTTGCTTGTCGTGAGTATCTTCTGTCAAGACCAGAGTTCAAATTAATTCTTGATGGATTTGAAGCTGACTCTATCGTTATTGCTAAAGCTGAAAAGATGGGAAAAAAGGCTGCCTTAATGAGTATTGATAAAGACCTTCGCCAAGCTGAAGGGACTTACTGTATTGATATGACCTATGAAAAGTCGCCTTTGATTTTCATTGCTGATAACAATGTTGGTGAAATTTGGGATTGTCCAATAAAATCGACACCAAAAGCTAAGAAGACAGTTGGGGTAGGTTTTAAATTTCTTTGTTACCAAGCTGTGGCTGGTGATAATGCGGATAATTATTTTGGTTTAAAGGGTGTTGGTAAGGTTACTATAATGAAAGCCCTTGAAGGTAAAACCACCTACAAAGAGTGTCTTGATGCAATTTATGAACTTTATGCTAAGAAAGAGTCATACACTTATGTCTCGTGGGATGGTCAAACAATTACCAGAACACCTTTAGAGTTAATGCAGCAACACTTTTTCTTAGCTTATCAGGAAAGAAACAAGAAAGATGATTTCACTTTTGATAAGTATGGATGGACACCAAATGTTAACCCAACAAACTCTTAAAGAATACCTACACTATGACCCCGAAACAGGGGTCTTTACTTGGATTAAGAAGTCTGCTAGACACACAAAAATTGGCTCTGTTGCAGGTACAAACTTAAGAGGGTACACCAGAATTTATTTGTTTGGTAAGGGTTATTATGCACATACTCTAGCTGTTCTGTATATGGATGGATACCTACCTGAGTGTGTTGACCATAAAAATCATGTAACACTAGACAATCGATGGGTAAACCTTAGGGCATGTACATTATCAGAGAACCAATGCAATAGGTTGCTCAATAAGAACAATAAATCAGGTGTTAAAGGTGTGTACTACAAAAAACAGTATGGTAAGTGGTCTACACAGATAACTTTTAAGAAGAAAGTTTACTTCTTCGGAAACTATGACACTATTGATGAAGCAGCAGAGGTTGTAAATAGGGAACGCCAACGTTTACACAAAGAGTTTGCTAATAAAGGTGATGAATGAGAAAAATAAAAGGTTTTGGCAATTGCCCTGAATATGGACATTGGGTTTCACTATGTGGTGAAGTTGACCCAGCAAAGCACTTTGGTTTTGTCTACCTAGTGTACTGCAAAAAGACTGGACAGTACTACTTGGGTAAAAAACAGCTTAATAGTGTGACCAAAAGAAAAGTTGCTGGTAAGACTCGGAAGAAGGTAGTCACTAAGGAAAGTGATTGGATGACTTACGAGACTTCTTCTGAGTATATCAAAAAAGATATTGAAAGCTTTGGAAAAGAATCTTTTGACTTTTATATTATTCAAACCTACTACACAAAAGGTGGCCTAGTTTATGGTGAAGCAAACCTTCAACATAAGTTCGATGTAATGACAAAAAGGATTGACTCGAAGCTCAGACTCTTCTACAATGCCAATATTGCAGCAATTAAGTTTATTACTAAAGAAACTTATGAAGATGCTGAAAAAAGAATCCATAAGGTAATGAAAGCAAATTGTGCTTGATAACTATTGAGAGAGAATAAAATGTTTAACAAAAGTAAAGCTGTGAGCCATGTAGCAAAAGTTGACAGCAAGATTGAAGAACTTGAGCGCATTCTTGCAAATGCTAAAGAGTCAATAATTAAAGAAGTTGAAGCTGTTGAATCTCAAATGCAGCACCTAATGCTTAAACGCCAAGAGCTACGTGAGCATCTAGAATATATTGAAACACGAGAGCTAAAAGTTAACAGATATTTTAAGGAGTCCGAATGTTTAACTCAAGAGAATCAGTAAAAAACTGGAACCTTCGTTGTGGAAACACTCAAAAACAACCTTACAGTAATGAGTATTGGGAATCTTTAAAATCTCAATCTCTGTGTATGCTTGAAGAAGCAAAAGAGCTTGTAAAAGCAATTGAAGAGAAAGACCCCATTGAGACACTGGATGCTCAGGCAGATTTGCAATATGTTCTTGACGGTTTGATTTACCTGTCACAGCATGACCATAACGGTGCTATGAAAGCTGTTTGCCATAATAATGACCTGAAGTACACAGATAACTATGAAGAAGCTTTAAAACGTCTTGCAGACATTGAAAAGCGTACTGGTCAAGAGTGTATTATCAGAATGTCAGTAGTTGATGGTAAAGAGTGGTATGCAATTGTTCGTGCAGCAGATGGGAAGATTATGAAGCAATCGAATCTCCCTAAAGTACAGCTTGGTGAATACATTGTAGAACTTGAAAGCCAAGAACTTTTTGTGGTAGTATCTGAGACATGCGTTATCTGCAAAGGTCTTGTAGGTAGCTTAAAGGATTTGGGTGTAGATGGTTTTGTAGAAGTTAATCCAATTACCTCTAAAGCAGATAAAGACTTCTGTAAAGAGAATGGACTATGGATTGCAGATATTGTCTACTATGATGGTGAGCAGTTCCATGTAACCTCATACCCGAAACTGAATTATGATGCTAATAACCTGAAGTGCTGGTTAAAAGGGGTTGGTTATAATGGATTCACAGAACATTAATAAAGAGGGTGTGGCTCAGAAGAGCCACTTCTCAAACTACAATATTTCTATGACGGTGTTTATGAATGACCCGTTACTTGAAAAGTATGGTGAGACTCCAGATACACTTCTGGACAATGAACAAGTTTTAAAAGCAGTCCTGTACAAATACGGGATTGATATTGAGAAAGAATATTCTTTTGAAATCTGCCAACACAGAAATACTTTCGGTAAAGTCGTGATGGCTCCCCTCTTTATGGGTGTAGAAAGAACTGACGATGGTTGGTGGTATCTAAAAAGAAACTTGGAGAAATACCGTGTCTAAAGCAAAAAAGCTATCTTATGATGACATTATCTCAGGTGCTAAATTAGGTGTTGATAGTATCGGACAAGATGTTAAGCACGGAGACACAGTTATGTACTGTGATGACCAAAGAGGGAGAAGTGCAATCTTGTTTGGAAGAATTGTTTGCAAGATGCGAGGCAATTACGTTGTTGCAGACATGGATGTGAATGTTACACAAAAACTTGAAACACTTATGGATGATAATACATCATCATGGTTCTCCCTGAATTGTATGCACACTTCTTCAGTCACAAAAGTAAGTGATAAGTTTTACGATATGTGGCAGAATGAGCAAATTTTCAAGATTTAAACTAGGGAGCCTCTTCGGAGGCTCTTTTCATCTGTAGGATTCAAAAATGATTAAGACAATTAAAAAATCAAATGGTACAGTAGTAAACTTTGACCCAGAAAGACTGAATAAGTGGGCATCATGGGCAGATAAGCGTGGAATTATCTGGTCAGAAGTCACTATGGAAGCTATGAAACGTGTCTATGAGGGTTGCACTACAAAAGAGATGCACCAAGCCATGATTGATGTTTGTGTTGATAAACAAACTCAAGAGTACTCAGATATGGCTGGGCGGCTACTTCTGGGGATTATCTACAAAGAAGCCTTTGGAGGCTTTACTAAGGTTCCTACGCTGGTTACCTTCGTTAAAAACATGGAGAGAGCAGGACTTTGGGAGAAGATGGATTATTCACAGGAAGAGCTTGAATACCTGCAAGGTTACATCGTACACTCAAAAGATATCTCTTACGGTTATGCAGTCTTGAAACAGTTCAGAGACAAGTATGGTATCCGTGATATTAAAACGGGAAGACTGTTTGAGTCACCACAATTTATGTTTATGGGTATGGCTATGAAAGCCTTTGAGAAGCAACCAAAGCACCGTAGACTGCAAGATGTTATCAAGCTGTACACTTACCTATCTGACCTGAAGATTAACGCTCCTACACCTTATTTAAACGGTTTAAGAGCAACTAAATCAGGCTATGCGTCATGCTGTTTGATTAAGGCAAATGACACTGCCGAATCTCTCGGTATTGCTGCAAAGGTTGCTTATGATATGACCACAAAGCAAGCTGGTATTGGTATGCTGATGGAGACACGTACTATTGGTGATGGTATCCGTCAAAATACGATTGAGCACATGGGTAAGCTACCTTATTACAAGCTTGTACGTTCATCTGTAGAGGCAAACAAACAGAAGAGTCGTGGTGGTTCAGCTAATAACTTCTACACTGCTCTAGACCCGCAGATTGAAGATTTACTGCGTTTGAAGCACCCTACAACGGTTCCTTCTAAACGTATTAATGAGATGGACTACTCATTCGGCACAAACGATTATTTCTGGCAGTGTGTTCAGTATGATACAGATTGGTTGCTATTCTCTTACAAAGATGCACCAAAACTCTATGACATGTTCTACACAGCATCTGCTGATGAGTTTGCTATGGCAGTTGGTCACGCAGTACATTCAGGAGTTAAGCACAGACGAGTCAAGGCTCGTGAAATTGCTAAGCTGTTTATTCAACAGCGTTATGCTACAGGTCGTGTGTATCCATTCTTCACTAACAATGCAAACACACATACACCATTTAAAGAACCATTGAAGATGTCAAATCTTTGTATGGAAATTGTGTTGCCAGTGTATGGTTTTGAGAAAGAGACAGACCTTTACAGAGATGATGCTGTGAAAGAGGATGGTGAGGTGGCTCTTTGCTTCCTAGCTAGTTTGGTTGCAGGGAGAATTTCAGAAGATGAATACGCTGACGTTGCTTATTATGCTCTTGCAATGGTTGACTCCGTTATTGACCTTATGGATTATCCGTATCCGTCGATGCGTAACCATGTTCAGAAGCGTCGTTCTGTTGGGATTGGCCTTACAAATGTGGCTCATTACCTTGCGAAGAACTACGTGAACTACTCTTCACGAGCAGGTAAAACGAAACTTCATGAACTTGCAGAGATGCACTCTTACTATCTGCATGAAGCCTCTCTGAGACTTGCTAAAGAGCGTGGCGTTCCAGAGTACATGAAGTTCACTAAGTATCCTGAAGGCTGGGTTCCTCCAAAGACAGCTAACAAGAAGATTGATGAAAAGCATGATGCAAAACTACGATATGATTGGGATGACTTAGCACAACGTATCAAAGAAAATGGTGGAATCCGAAACTCTGTATTAGAAGCTTACATGCCTAATGAGAGTTCTTCACTAGCAACTAATACGACAAATGGCTTGTACCCAATTCGTGACTTTATTTTAACTAAAAAATCTGCAACTGGTAACGTACTGTTTATTGTTCCAGATTATGAAGAGTTGAAGTATGTCTATGAGATTGCTTGGGATATTGACACCTTTGATATGATTGATTGTTATGCAATTGTTCAAAAGTTCACTGGTCAAGCTATCTCTTCAGACTTCTATGTTGACTATGCAAAGTCTAAGAAGGTATCATTGGCTCAAGCTTTGAAGTACATGATTTATGCCAACTTGGTAGGTATGAAAACCATGTACTACCTTAACAGTCGCATTGGTGTAGGTAAATCTGCACTGCAAGATGCTTATTGCGAGGGTTGTGGTGTTTAGTTTTAACAACTATGAGGGTCGTAAAAGACCCTCTAAAAATAACTTTGGAGAGACCATGAAAGATTTAATAGAAAAACATGAGCGACCTATATACTTGCTCCACAAGCCTCGGAAAACGATGTACTATGTGAGTAGCACAGACATGATGATAAAACAAAATGATGACTCATGGGTTGCTGGTATCTCTTACATCTCTATAGCAGATGGTAAAATCTACGCAAGACCTTATGAGATGTTTAACAAAGAGAATTGGGAAGTTTTAGACAGAAAACAAGCCTTAGAAATGATAAAGAAAGGAGAAATCACGCTATGATTAACCAGCACCCAATCTTTTTAGGTGGTGAGAGAAAAACTTTTGACTCACTTAATAAGCACTACCCAAAAATCTTCGAACTTTATAAACAACAAAAAGCACAAGACTGGTCAGAAGATGAGTTCCCTTTTGAACAATCACGTCTTGATTTTGAGAGTGTCCCAGCATCAATGTCAGGGGTAATGCTTGAGATTCTTAAGTGGCAGTGGGAAGCAGATACTCAAGTCGCTAAAAGTTTAGCGTTTGCCTTTGCACCATTCATCTCCGATGACATCTATGCGACTGCAATTATGAAGCAGTCTGAGATTGAAAACCTACATGCTCTTACTTACTCAGAGATTGTAAGGCAATGTATTAAAAACCCTGAAACAATCTTAGATGAGATTAACCAGAATGTTGCTGTACAAGACCGATTAAAAACTGTGAATCGTGTTCTTGAAGAATTACTGGATGAAGGTATAAACTATCGTCTGAGTTATGTGCGTGACTCACTTCTGGACAAAGACCCTTTACACTTCCATAAAGTGATTCTAAAAGGTCTATTTGCAGTGACTGCACTTGAAGGTATTTCTTTTATGGCATCTTTTGCATGTACTTTTGCACTTGATGCTCAAGATAAATTTCAAGGTATTGCTCAAGCTGTACAGAAAATTATGCTTGACGAAATCCTTCACACTAAAATTGATATTGAAGTTTTAAAAGAAACTTTAAGAGATGATGAGTGGCAAAAAGCTTTCCAACAAATTCTTCCAGAGATTAAAGTAATCTTAGATGAAGTAGTTGAAAGTGAAGAGAAATGGTCGTATTATATCTTCTCCGAAGGACGTGCTGTAGTTGGGTTAAATACAAAGCTTCTTCATGAGTGGGTTTACTATAATGCTGCCCCACTGTATGATATGTTTGGCATTCCCAGAGATTTTGTAGCTCCTAAAGAACCACCTTTGAAGTATATGATTAAGAAGATGGAAATTGATAAAGAGCAGAATGCTAATCAGGAGCAACAGAACGGTGCGTATTTATTGAATACTGTTGTAGATGATTTGAATAGTGGATTTTTAGAGGTTCCTTAATGACTTATGTAATTTACTCCAAAACTGGATGCCCTCAGTGTGAGACTGCAAAGAATTTTGCGAAAGCTCGTGGTATTGACCATGTTGTGAGAATGTTAGGGCAGGATTATGAACTGCCAGACCTGATGGATATTGCACAGATGCCAGTTCGTCAGATGCCATTCATCATGAAAACTGACGGTCAAAACCTAAAACCTGTTGGAACGCTACAGAATTTTATGGCAGAGGTGAATAATGCTTAAACGCATTTTGGAAGGTTTTGTTGTTGATGCACCAGTGATTGTGATTGGTATGTTGATTGTTAACCTATTTACTGACTTTGAACAAGGTTCATTGTTTGGAGCCATGTTACTATGGGTTATCTTCGAAATATTAGAGATACAGCTAGGCATCAATGAAAAACTAAGAAAACTCGTTTCAAAGTTTTCTAAAAAGATTTAAAATGAAAGGGTCTCTTCGGAGACCTTTTTAGCATGTAAAGGGGCAATAATGAACAAAGTACAGATTATTAAAAAGAATGGCTCACTTGAAGAACCTGATATCAAAAAAGTTTTAGCAGCAGTAACTAAGTCAGCTAACAGAGTTGGATATAAAGAACTCCCACCAGATGTTACCCAAGCTCTTGAGTCAGCATTTATGAGGATTCTGGTAAAGTCCACTAAGCAGAATAATTTACTCATCTCAGTCAATGATATCCACAGCATTGTTGAGGGTGCTTTGGCAGAAGTCAATCACGAGATTTATGAGTCTTACTCAACATATAGAAATTACCGGAAAGAGGTTGCTCAAAATTGGGATGAGCTTTACCAAAAGACTAGAGACACGCTCTTCTTAGGTGACCGTGAAAACGCTAACTTTGACAGCAGTTTAATTTCTACAAAAGGTTCAATTATTCGTGGTTATCTGACTAAAGAAATCTTTAAACAGTACCATTTAACACCAGAGGAACTTGAAGCCATTGAAAAAGGGTTTATCTATATCCATGATTTAAGAGACCTAATTTTTGGTGGTATCAACTGTTGCCTGTTTGACATTGGTAAAGTACTGAAAGGTGGCTTTGAAATGTCTGGCATCGAATACTGTGAACCGAAGTCTGTGCTGTCAGCCTTACAGGTTATTGGTGATGTAGTTCTTTCAGCAACTGCACAGCAATTTGGTGGCTTTACTTTAGCAGAGATTGATAAGGTACTTGTACCGTATGCTAAGAAGTCTCTACGCTATCATGCTGAGAAAGCAGCATCTTACGGTATTCCTAAAGAACATTACCACAATTATGTCATGGAGCAGCTACAGATTGAACTGACTCAAGGTTTCCAGTCACTTGAAATGAAACTAAACACTGTACCTTGTAGTCGTGGGGATTTTGCATTTACAACTTTGACATTTGGGTTACTTGACTCAGATATGTCTAATGAAGATAATCGACTGCAATACATGATTGCAAGTACTCTCCTAGATGTTCGTATGAATGGACAAGGTAAGAGCAAGAAGCCTGTTGTATTCCCTAAACTGGTTTATATTTATGACCAGAAGAGACACGATGAGAATATCTGTCAAGGACACCTGTACAGTAAAGCCATTGAGTGTTGCTCTAAAGCGATGTATCCAGATTTCTTAAGTGTATCTGGTCATGGTGCTGTAGCAGAGGCTTTTGAGCGTTCTGGTAAGGTTATTTCACCGATGGGTTAACAGGCTCTATAGCTCATCTAAAACGTGCCTAAACAGGGAAACTCTACAGATGTAGACAATCCTGTGCTAAATGATGTACGATGTAAGAAACTATACAACATAGGAGTCTTACATGCCAAACTATCACGTCACTGAAGATGGAAAAGTCTTTAGGGAAAATGGTGTAGAACTTACGCAGTGGAAATCCAACACTGGGTATATGAAAGTGAGGTTTTACGGTAAGAAGAATCGTGACATGTATGTCCACAGGTTAGTTGCTGAGAAATATGTACCTAACCCGAATAATCTTCCAATTGTAAAACATAAGGACGATAACAAACTAAATAACCACGCATCTAACTTAGAATGGGGTACTCATTCTGAGAATGCTAAAGAGGGTTATGAGAACGGATGTTACAAGTTCCACAAGCGTTCATATGCCGTGAAAGCCACACACAAAGTGACAAAGGAAGTTATTGTTGCTAAGTCAATACGAGAGTTATCCAATATACTTGGACACAATCGCAAGACCATCTCTTCAATATTGAAGGGTGTAAAAGAGCATAATAACTTCGAATATGAGTTTGAATACATCTAAATGCCGAACGACTAACCGTGATGAATGTAGCGGTGTAGGGTCAAGCGACTCGAAATGGTACGCTACTTAGAAATAAGTAGAAGATATAGTCTGGACTTACTGGCGACAGTAAGCAGCTTGAATAAAGCGGGGTAAGCTTAGCGAACTTACCTGAACAACAAGTGTAGAGCGTTTTTATCACCATATCTTAACGATAATGGGGAAGAGTTCTATGTAGGTCGTGCTAACATTGGTGCTGTGTCTTTGAACTTACCAATGATTTACCAGTATTCTAAAGAGAATGGTTTAGATTTCTGGAAAGAGCTTGATAAGTACCTAGAGATGATTCGTAGTTTCCACAAGAAACGCTATGAAATGATTGCCAATATGCCAGCAAGTTCTAACCCTCTTGCATTTACACAAGGTGGTCTGTACAAAGGAACTAAGAAGCCTACTGACAAGGTTGGTTGGGATATTGTGAAGTCCTTCACAGCTTCTTTTGGGGTTACTGCGCTTGATGAGCTATCTGTTCTTGCTGAAGGTAAACGACTTCATGAAGTTGGAAGCTATAGTTTTGCATATGATGTTCTGGCATACATCAATATGAAAACTGAAGAGTTTAAGAACGAAGATGGCTTCTTGTATGCGGTATATGGCACTCCAGCAGAATCACTTTGTGGAACTCAGTTAAAACAGTTCAGAGATATGTTTGGCGTTATTAAAGGTGTCTCTGACAAGGAATACTTTACAAACAGTTTCCATATGAATGTTGCAGCAGACATCTCACCATTTGAGAAGCAGGACTTAGAAGAGCCATTCTTCCATATCTGTAGAGGTGGTAGAATCCAGTATGTAAGGGTAGCTAACCCAGAAAACTTACCAGCACTTAAAAGTTGTATTACAAGAGGGATGTTGAAGGGTTTTTATCAGGGACTTAACTTTGACTTAGCAATCTGTGAACATTGTGGTAACAGACCAAAAGCTGATGTTGAAGAATGTGAGGTTTGTCATTCACATGATATCTCTGTGATTAACAGGGTGTGCGGATACTTATCATTCACAAAAATTAAAGGCCAGTCTCGAATGAATGACGCTAAGATGGCAGAAATTAAGGATAGGATTTCTATGTAAAACTTGACAAGGTGATGTGGGTCTTGATAGGCTTACATCACCTTTTTATTGGATGTTATATATGGCAGAGAGTATTATTGGGTTGTTCATAGGTTCTGTCTTACTAGGGTTCTTTTTAGGACTCTCTTATTGTGAGTTGAGAGGCAAGTTAAAATGTTTAAGATATCAAAAACGATGATATACATACTCCGCACTCTAACCTTCTTCTTTGGGGTTAGTGTTATGGTATGGGGTTTTTCAGACCCACAATGGAGTTTCTCATATCATGGTCAGATGGACTTATGGTCATGCTTCAAACCATTTTTAGGGTTAGCTATAGCATTCAGTGCATTACCAACTAAGGTGAAATTATGATTAAGTTGAGCCAAAAACAGTTAGAGTGGATTAAGGATTACACCTCAGAGTGTGGCTCTTGTGAAAAGAATCACGTAAGGTACTCAACATTCCACACGGTCTTCACATTGTACATCAGCGACAACGTTCTAAGTGATTCTGTAGAAGATGGTGTAACATTACCGAATGAGCTACTTGATAAATTAGCTGTAGTCACTGGAACTTGGTCTGAAGAAGACGGTCATGAACTATCTAACGATGTTGTCTTCTACAGTCTTGAAAACATTATGAATCCAGAGTACATTATGCTAATGACTTGTGCACAAGACTGTGTGCCATTACAAAACTTCATTAAAGAGCACTGTGAAGAGTTTATTACTAAACAGGTTCCCTGTCAGGTGGTGTTTGAATGAGTAAAACAATTCGAAGAAAAGGTTTAAAGAGCGTTTATATGTATTGGTGAGGTAACTAGATGAATTACATGGAGATTAGACCATTTGACACAGCTAATGGTGAAGGGGTTCGTGTAAGCCTCTTCGTAGCTGGCTGTAAACATCACTGTGAAGGCTGCTTTAACAGGGAGTCTTGGAAGTTTAATGCTGGTAAAGAGTTTACTTATGCAAACCTCTACGGCATCATTAAGTTAATGGATGATAAGGCCATTAGTGGGTTGTCAATACTTGGTGGAGAGCCTCTGGATGACAGAAACATTCAAGAGGTCACCAACATATGCAAACGTATTAAAACTGTTTACCCAGAAAAATCTATATGGCTTTGGACAGGTTTTCAGTTACACGAAAAAATCCACCTAGATGTGATGAAATATGTTGACGTGGTGATTGATGGTAAGTATGATTCTTCTAAACCAACGAACAAACCATATCGTGGTTCAGACAACCAAAACTTGTGGAGAAAAGAATATGGGTGGCAAGGCGACTGTCAGTGGAGAGCAGAGTAGCTACTCCGGTAAGTGGACTTATAATATTAACTCACTTGATGAGTGGATGGTAAAGACCCATGAGAAGTTTGGGAAAAGTGGGTTAGTAGCTCTAGCAGAGGTTGTTAAACGTGTTACTTTCCACGTTGATTCAGAAAGCGCATTTAATGATGGACAGACATTTTTCACTGACGTAGCATACGGAGATGTTCAAGTTGGTATTGAAAAAGAAGAACTAGACCAGTTCTGTATTAAACTTTAATGAGAGAGACTAAAAATGGGAATTTTAGGTAATATGAAAGCTGGCTTCTTGAAGCCACTGGCAAAAGCAGCAGCAATCATTGCTATGACTGGAAAGCAGGTTGGTGTCGATGCTTCAGCAGTTGCACAAGTTCTTGCAAGCCAAATTGAACAGCAGCCTTACATCTACGTAGGACGTGGAAAAGGTGGTAAAAAACAAGCACATCGACCAACTGGTGCAGCAGCAATTAAACGTGCAGCTAAGAAAGCTCGTAACCGTAAACGCAACAAGTAAGGATAACCAAAATGGAAAAGATTTATAACACTCGTAAAATTCAGATTTCTATTCTGTGTCAGTTTATGGCTGATAAGCACAATTCACATTATTGTGGCACAGGTTTCCTTACTCTTGGCGGCGGTTACATTAGCTTCAAAGAGGCTGTAAAGATGTACAATGAGCACCCTGAAGATGATAAAGAGCTGAAGCAGCTTAAACTTTCTTATGATAAGAAACGTAAGAAAATAATCTGCTTGAACAACCTTATCAAGCCAACTGAAAAGGTCTATGATGCAATTGGTGAAGAAGGTTTCTTCAAAGTATTGAAATTAGTTCAGTAAGAGTCTATGATTAGGGAACTGTAAAGGTTCCCTTTTTATTTTGGAGATAATATGTACCTGTCAAACCTGAAACGTTCGGCTGCAATGTCAGTGTTAAGGCTCAGCTTTGAGGAACGTCAAGAGTTCATTGACTCCCACCAATATGACCCTTCCAACTCCAATCACATGATTCTCTGGAATCGTGAGAGTACTCGTGAAAGAGCACTATTCCGCTATTACCCACATTACACCATAGATAACCTGTATGAATGTTTTGTTGTGAAGAACACCATTACAGTACTCAATAAGCTTTGCAGATACACAGGTAACCAGTCCTTCACATTAGGCCACCACAAGCCTGTTACAAAAGGTGGTGAACATCACTGTGCAAACTGGTTTATCCAGACTAAAGCTGATAATCAGAAGCAAGGAGATAGACTTTTAAGCACCTCTAAGATGACCTATGAAGAGCAAGAGAAATATATCAAAAACAATATGCCAGATGTGCTTGACAACAGCTATACAGATTTGGCAATATCTCTCCTGTTGAAGTTCGAGACAGTTTATAGGGCAACTTACAATGGCTAAAGCAGATTGGGAAATAAAAGACCTAATAAGTGATGCTGGAAATGGTTGTGAGATGTATATGATTCGTGGCCATATACCAGACCCATTAGCTCTTGAGATGATTGACCGTCACACAAACGGATTCTACAAAGAACTAGGTGAACCAAATGTTGAACGCACTTGGACAAAACCAGTACCAGATAGCACAGGCAACTGTTCAGTAATCTATCACATTGTGAATCCACAAAAATGCAAAACAGCTATGGCTGTGACATTCGTAACTTTTGATTGAGAGTAAAACTATGAAAACATCTATCCGTGTTATAATTCATTCACCGACAAAAGGGTCTCATGAAGAAGAGTTTAACCTCATCCAGTTCCCTTCTGGTGAGATTGGTGGACACTTTTCACAAGAGCTTGTTGACTTTACTGCTCACGCAGCATCATCCATCAACAATGTGATTATGATTGTAAAAGGTTATGATAAAGACACATTGTTTGCTGTGGCACTTGCTAAAGAAGCAATTGATGATTTAGTTCCTCATGAATATGCCTTAAAGACTGTCATTTTTTACTACTTACCAAATGCACGATATGACCGTCACATGTTTAAAGGTGATGCAGCAGCTTTGAAGGTTTTTGCTAAACAGGTTAATGCAATGGGGTTTGGTGCAGTCTGTGCAGTTGACCCTCACAGTTATGTACCAGACAACCTATTTAACTGCTTCCAAAGCATTCCTCAAAAGGAAGTCGCAGTTCACTATGCGAATGACCCTCTGGTTGATTACTTAGTAGCCCCAGATGCAGGTGCTTCTAAGAAGATTGCAGAGACTGCTAAAGAGGTGGATAAACCATACATCACAATGTCTAAAGTACGTAACCTTAAGACTGGTGAAATTACTGGTATGCGAATCCTTGATGATGTTGATTTGACCGATAAAACTGTTATGATTCTCGACGATATCTGTGATGGTGGTCGAACATTCATAGAAGCAGCTAAACATCTTCGTGAAGCAGGTGCAAAACGTGTGGAACTCTATGTAACACATGGTATCTTCTCTAAAGGTGTTGAAAACCTTCTTGACAATGGTATTGACCACATTTACACTACAAACTCTTTAGGGGAAGCTAAAGACCGTGGCTTAACACATTATGGTCAAGTTACTGTAGCAAACCTTGATTAGGTATTAAAATGGATAAGGGTTACTTCGAAAAATACCTAATATACGAACCGGAGACAGGTTTACTAATTTGGAAAGTAACCCTTTGCAATACCGCTATTGCTGGTAATGTTGCTGGCACAAGGTCTAAGAAGGGTTATATCCAAGTCCAGATAAATAAGAAGAGGTACTATGCACATAATATTGCATGGATTATGTCTGGAGGTGAGATACCAAGTGGATATGAGATAGACCACATAGACCTTGATAAATCTAATAATAAGTTGGAGAATTTAAGACTTAGCACAAAATCACAAAATCAGAGGAATAGGGGTATATACAAGAATAATAAAACTGGTGTGAAGGGTGTAAGTTTTTGTAAACAAACAGGTCTTTACAAAGCAAGAGTCATGCTTTACCATAAAGAATACTTTTGTGGAAGATTTAAAACGGTAGAAGAAGCAAAAGAAGCTGTAATTAAAAAGCGAATAGAACTTCATGGTGAGTTTGCAAGACATAACTAAGAGAGAGAGAGATAAAATATGAGTAAGTCACTTTACGCAGTACCAGCAGGTCTTAATGCAGATGCTTACAAGGCATCACATATATATCAGTATCCAGATGCTACGCAATATCTTATGTTGAACCTGACACCACGTAGTGACAAATGGTTTAACAGCCCCTTAGCAATTGATGGTGTAGTTGCTTTTGGTATTCAACGTTTTGTTAAAGATTACTTGATAGACCACTGGAACGCCACTTTCTTTGAACGTGACAAAAAAGAAGCCATTGACGAAATCTTAGAAGTCATGAATGGTGTTCTGGGTAAAGATGCTATCGGTCGAGAGCATTGGGAAGCACTTCACGACTTAGGTTATCTACCAGTTGAAGTATACGCTGTAGAAGAAGGCACAGTCGTCCCTATGCGTGTCCCAATGATTGTCTTCCAGAACACTGTTTCAGGTTTCCATTGGGTAGCAGGTTATCTGGAAGATGCTTTCTCTGCTGAGATTTGGAAGGCTTGCACTATTGCAACTATTGCATTGCATTACAAACGTATCTGTAAGAAGTGGGCTGACCTTACTTGTGACAACGACTTGCATTTACCTTATCAGTGCCATGACTTTGCTATGCGTGGTATGTCCGGCTTTACTGATGACGCATTTAACGCTGTAGGCCACTTAACCAGCTTTAAAGGGACTGATAGCTTCCCTGCTGTATATACAGCTAAACGAATCTATGGACAGTCCTACCCAATCTCTGATATTGGTAGCTCTGTACCAGCCACTGAGCACTCTGTAATGTGTGCAAACATTGCTTGGGAAGGTGGTAATGAGTTGATTGAAGAAGAAAGACGCTTTAAAGGTGAGTTACAAACCTTCCGTCGTTTCTTAACAGAAACTTATCCAACTGGTATTGCAAGTGTTGTTTCAGATACTTATAACTTCTGGAGAACTGTGTCAGAAATCTTACCAGCACTCCGTAAAGAAATTATGGAACGTGATGGCAAACTGGTAATTCGCCCTGACTCTGGAGACCCTGTACATATTGTCACAGGTTATAAAGCAATCCACTTAGAGTGTGCTAAGAAGGCTTATTACGAGCACCTAAGCAAGCTAGAGGCAAGTGACACAATGTTGAATGCTATTCTGAACATGAAGCTTGAAAACATCAACTATGGTATTGCTGGATGGCTACTGTCAGAAGGCTACGAAATGGTTGTTGACAGAGAAGACTTTGAAGTTGCTGATACAGTGCTGTTGAAAAATGCTTATATGGTTGGTTCTGCAAACGTTGTAACACGTCCTGTAGCGGAGATTGATGGAGCTATCAAGACACTGTATAACATCTTTGGGGGAACTATTAACTCTAAAGGGTTTAAGGTACTGGATGAGCATATCGGCCTTATCTATGGTGACTCTATCACGCTGGAACGTGCAAACGAAATCCTGAAGCGTCTGTATGAAATGGGTTTTGCAAGCTCTAACGTAGTGTTTGGCGTAGGCTCTTACACTTACCAGTACATGACTCGTGACACCTTTGCATTTGCTGTCAAAGCAACTCTTGCAAGCATTGGTGGTAAAGAGATTATGCTTGCAAAAGACCCTAAAACAGATAGTGGTGTTAAGAAATCTGCCTTTGGTGGTGTAGCACCTATGTGGGATGGTGACAAGCTGAAAGCTATAGATGGCTATGGATTCCAGAGTTTTGCAGATGTACTTGACCACCCAGCTTGTGCCTTACGTTTAGTCTTTAGTGACTCTGAGCAGTTCGGTTACACAACTCTTGGGGATATTCGAAATAATATTGACAAGCAGCTTTAAAAGTATATGATAAGAGGCTCCTACAGGAGCCTTTTTAATTTCTGGAGAAAACTATGAAAATCAAAGAGATGAACATCAACATTGTCTTAGAAGAACGTTGGGAGAACATCAAGAAGCCTGAAGATGGTCATAAGTTCCTTAACAAAATCTTGGTAGCAGCTAAAGAAGAACTGACTGGCAAGGTCGCAGCAGCAATCACAATAAAGGTCTGTGTAAAAGGTCTTCCGCAACATCACCAATTTGCACTTGACGAGTTTAAAGAAAGCTTCTACAATCCAAACAAACAGATGCTTGAAAGTAACTTTGCAGTGTCTACAAGTATCGTCCATGACAGAAGCTTTATCCTTTACAAAAATATGAGAGGTGAGTCATGCAAGCATATTGGATAGAAATTTTACTGTCACTTGGTAGTGTAGCAATACTTGTTTGCCTTCTTTGTAAGTACTATGCAGAGCACAAAAAATGTGACTTCTGTAATGGGGAAGGTTATACAAGAGCAGGTTGTTGCCCTATGTGTGGTGGTTCTGGTAAAATGTTTAATAAGTAATTTAACAGTAAACTAAGAGGAAAGTATTATGCGCATGGTAAATGACCACGCAGAAGTGATTAAGAGTTCAACTTCTTTGGAGACATCTCAAGCACAGATTACAATGACACCTGAAATGTTCAGCCTTTTGAGTTCTGGTGTATACACGTTTAAAGAAAGGGCAGTGATTCGTGAACTGTCATGTAATGCAGTAGATGCTCAGAAAGAAGCTGGAAAAGAGAACATCCCGTTCCATGTGCATTTACCTACTCGATTTGAGCCTTACTTTGAAGTCCGTGACTTTGGAACTGGTTTAACCCACGACAAAGTAATGAGTTTGTATCTGAACTACGGGGCTTCTACGAAGAATGACTCTAATGATTACATTGGTGCAATGGGTATCGGCTCAAAATCCCCATTTGCAATTGCTCAGTCCTTCACAGTGTCTAGCTATGTTGATGGTGTTGTTAATAAGTACTCAGTTTACCTTGAGAATGGTATCCCTCAAGTAACTAAGCTTACTACTAACCAAACAAATGAACCTAATGGTTTAGCGGTACGTGTGGCAGTTGCTGACCACCGTATTTCAAAGTTCTTTGAAGAGGCTGGTCACGTATACTCATACTTTGCTGTAAAACCAGAAAGTAATATTGTATATGATGACGTATTAGCAGACATGAATGTCATTGCTCGTGAAGAAGGTGTTTATGACGCTATGATTCATAAGCAAAGCTGGCGTTCTAGTGGTAACAGGACAGAGTTTAATGTGGTGATGGGTAATATTGCCTATCCAGTTAATATGGAAGCATTACTTGGTGATGATTTCTTCAAAGTCTTGCCAGAGTTTTTCCGTAGGAGCGTAGACCTTGTAAACATCTACATGCCTATTGGTTCAGTGGCTATTGCAGCTTCTCGTGAAGCATTGCAGATGAATGACACGACAAAAAATGTTATCATTGAGGCTACTAAAAAGATAACTGAAGCCATTACAAAGGATGTTATCAAGAAAGTTAACAGCCAACCTACACTCATGGATGCTGCACAGGCTTATGCTGAGTTACGTTTGAACTCACGAGAGATGTTTAATGTTGTGTGTCCAAAGCTAGAGTGGGGAGGCGTTAAGCTTGATTCTCTGGAAGAAGAATTGTTAAACATTCGTCGTGGAATTATCTACGCAGAAGACGGCTCAGTCATCTATGAACGTGACGGCAAAGGTAATATTAAGGTTGATAGGAACGGAAACAACATCCCTAAAGTAGATTATCTTTATAACCCAGTTGCTTATGTCAAGTTCAACTCTTTAGAGAGTAAGATTCGTGCAACAGCACTTTCCTACACTCAAGAGGCAAGTATGTTCAATATCTTTGGTGCAATGCGTAAAAGCCAAATTGAACAGTTTTTGTTCGTGATTAATGACCGTCGCAATAAAAACGGTACTGAGAAGACTGTAGGACGCAATCAAATCTTGCGTGGTGCATGTCGAGACTACGCTAACGAGTCAGGTCTGTTCCACAGATACAATGGTATTGTGTTTGTATTCTCGACTGAAAAAGAGTTAGATGATTTAATCAATCTACACAAACTTGATAAAAGCTTGTTAAAGATTGTGAAAATGTCTGATAAGGAACATCACTATCAGCGTAAAGAAGCTGTAAGAGGTGTTGTAAAACTCTGGAAAGCTGTTCCAGCAGAAGGTGTAGCTTCCTATAAAGAGGTTTCAGAGGACTTTGATACAATTGAAGAACCTCAGTTTTACATCAAGGCAGTTGGTGACACAGTTGATGGCGAATGTTTTTGCTCATCTCCAGAAGATGTAGCTAAGTCAGTTGCTAATGTTATAGGGAAGACAGTCTATGTTTTCCGAAAAGCAAATTGGAAAAAGATACCAGAAGACTGGATTGAAGTAGATGAGAAGCTATTGAACGACAGCTTAACTGATGTTCATTGGATTAATCATAACAGGTATATGACACGCATCTGTATGCGTGGTGTCCTTAACCTTACAAGCTGTTGGATTATTACCAGAAACTTTACGTTCAATAACAGGAAGATTTCTGATGGTTATTGCTATTCACGGGACACAAACAAAACTATCTTCCTAGAAGGTAATGAAGATGCTGTTGAGGCAATGTTCGGTAAAATCCAATACGTTGCTGCACAATTTGCATACACTTACACTATTAGTGTGTTGCAAGATTTGAAAAGGTGTCTTGATAATGATACAAAGCTTTACAAGAAAATTAAGAAAGCTGGTGACCGTATGTTTATTAAGGTGACAAACTACTTCTCAAAAAGAAAACAAGAAAACTTCTTGCTTTCTCATTTAGATTGGAATAAAGTGTCACCCATCGAAGTGAGTAAGTTCTTGGGCTTTGATGTGAAGTGTGTTCCAGAAGGGACTACAATTTACGATTAAAGTGTTTGACAAGGGGCTTCAAAGCCCCTTAGAATATCCTCACAAAATGATTTATTAACTAACAAGAGAGAGTAATAAGATGACTACTAAAACTAAATCACAGATTGACGCAGAAATTTACAAACTGGTTAAAGATGGCAAGCTGACTAAAACAGCTATTGCACAGAAATTTAATACTTCAACCCGTTCAGTTGGTCGTGCTGTAGAGCGTCATGAAGCAACCTTAAAAGGAAATAAGAAGGTGACTTCTACACCAGCTACGAAGACTTTGAAGCAAGTTGCTAAGACCTTTAAAAAGAAAGCTGGCAAACCAGTTGAAAAGGTTGTTAAAGATGCTGTACAGAAAGCTCCAGTAAATAAACTGCATGAAGCTATGCAGAAAGATGACAAGATTGAGTACATGATTACTGGTGACTCTGTAATTATGACTTACGGTTCAGAGTCTGAAATTGTTGAATCTACTCATCCGAACTATCAAGAGATTGTAGTTCATGTTGTGAAAGGTGAGTTTAAGAAAGCCTTTGAACTGATGAACATTCGTAAGTCTATCGAAAACTTCACTCAGGGGGCTATCACAATCAAAGGTGACAAGCTATTCTACGGTGCTGTTGAGATGCGTTCTACTCTGGTTGACCGTATTCTTCACATGATGAAGACTGGTGATAAAGGTTTTGAACGACTTGTAATGTTCTTCGAAAAACTGATGGAAAACCCATCTAAAGATTCTGTAGAACAACTTTGGGGCTTCGTATCTCACCTTGATGTTGAAATTGATGAAGAAGGCTACATCATTGGTTGGAAGAAAGTCTCTACTCGTGAAGGCAAGCTGGTTGACTCCCACACCTACAGAGTACCTAATGATTTAGGTAATATTGTAGAAATGCCACGTTGGATGGTTGATAATAACCGTAACGTGACTTGCTCTCAGGGTCTTCATGTTGGTGCTTGGGATTATGTTCGTTGCTTCTCAGGTGATACAATTCTGAAGGTTCGTGTTCATCCACGAGATGTTGTATCTGTTCCAACTGATTACAACGATATGAAGATGCGCTCGTCTCGTTATGAAGTTGCAGCAATCGTTGATAATCAACGTAAAGTACTGAAAGCATGGGATGGCAAGACTGAAGCTTTGCATGTCATCGTTGGTACTGCTGGAGAACTTATCTCTCAGCGTAAACGTGAAATCTAATAAGTAATTTCTTAAAAGGCTGCTTCGGCGGCCTTTTTTATTTGTATTTTGTGCAGAGTGCTGTATAATTGTTGTCACGATAAACTAAACAGGAGAACCAATGAAGAAATTGATTCTAGGTTTGTGCTTAATGTTTACAGCACACTTATCTTATGCAGTTGACTGCCCAGAGCTATCAATTAGCCAAAGAGTAAACATGTTAAAAGCTTACCAGTATGGTGAGAATAACATGGGTAAAGGTTGGGGTATCACTCTAGCTGCTATAGCCTTACAAGAGTCAGAGTTAGGTCTGAAGGTAGAGAATAAAAAGACACATGATTATGGTATTTTCCAGAATCACTTGAAGACTGTTGTAAAGCGTAACAAAATTAGCCCTAATGTGGCTAAAAAGAAACTCTTAAAAGACTTTGACTATGCTGCGAAGGAAACCCACAAAGAGCTTGAGTTTTGGACAAAGGTACATGGTCATCCAAAGTCAAAGAAGACTTTACAAAAAGTTTTAGCATCTTATAATGCTGGGTATTCGTACAAAATCCCTAAAGCTAAGAAGTATTCTCAAGATGTCTATAACAACATGAAAGTTATTGCTCAATGTGAATTTGCAACAAACATTTCTAAGGTAAACCATGAAAAAATTAAGAAAGTTTGATGAAGTACTGTGCCATGCTTATGACTTGCATCCCCATGACTTAGGTCTTGATTCTGGCATATGGACTCCAGAGCAGTGTAGAGACTTTGAAGATACTGCAAGGGAGGTTGTATGCTCACTTGAAGATTTCCACACACCGGAGCCAATTGTGAATGTTGTCGATAAAGAGACTGGGAAAGCTATAGGTGTAAGACGTGATAGTCTAGTCATAGTCAATAAAGACCTTGTAGAGAAAGGAAATCTTATCCTAGCAGATATTGGTGGTGTTCTAACATATTTTAATCACGAAGGTTACTCAGCAGAGTTGACTGATGGGTCATTTTCACAGTACACCAACTTACTTGATGCTGTAAGAGCAAAACCAACATATGTTTTCCACATCATTGATGCAATTGCAAATCATGCAGCCGTTGGGTTCTTGACAGCAAGAGGTGAGACTCAGAGAATACCTACTGAGATGTTTTTAAGACACAATATAGAACATGATTACTTGCTTTTTATGCGTGGCTTTGGAACAAATTCTCTAAGTGCAGAAAGTTTAAAGGTTAGGATGATTCAGTCTTGCATTCTTCCTTATTTTAATATAGTATGTTTTATAGAAGATACAGAGAAGAATGTGCAGAAGGTGAACAGAATCCTTCCACACATCAAAACCATGTTAGTTAAACATTGAGAGAAAACTTATGAACAATATCATTACGGTAGCACTGGACGTTACGGCAAACAAATCTGAAGTAGTTCGTAACATTATCAAGAGCAACTTTGAGGGTAAAATCTTCCGTGCTGTCAATGTAAAAGCAGACGGCAACATCCGAGAGTATCGTGCTCTTTTGAATGTTAAGAAACACGTCAAAGGTTCTGGTTCAACGACTGCACACAAAGAAAACCTGATGACTATCTATGATATGGGGATGGCCTCAGAATTAGGTGCTGAAGGAATCGTTAAAGAAGGTGCTCCGTATCGCTCTTTCAATCTGGAAACTGCTCTCATGCTTTCCTTTACAAGTGGTTCTAAAACAACTACTTATCTCTTTACTGATGCTGCAACGGTATCTGCTATCAAGGATAGCACTGTCAAAGCTGGGGTAGCTGCTGCTGCAAAAGCTTCTTCGATGGCTGCAAATGTCCTTGCTAAAGTCCTCGGTTAAGGTTAAGATACAGGCTCCTTCGGGAGCCTTTTTCATTTCAGGAGATTGTTAAATGACATTTAAAGAGTTCTGTCAAGCTACTTTCATAATTGTTTTCTTAGTTGGGGCAGGTGTCTGGGGAGGATACTCTTACAGAGACTATCAAGTTGCTGAAACTGAGCTAAACAATCAAAAGCTCATAAGTGTTGCTAAAGATGCTTATCAGGAAGGTTTAGTCACACTGAGCACCAATTACAAAAATGATTTGAAAGATGTGCTTGCTAAGAATAAGCATACAAAAGAGGTACTAACATATGAAAAAACTAAGCCAGAGTTTTATAATGTTTGTGTTACTGATAACTATATCAGGGTGTTCAACGAACAAAGTGAACAGTACATTCAAAAACTCCCAAGTAAGTGAGAGTGATAAGTACACTCAAGAAGAAACAAGGTATATTATTAAAGGTAACACTGGCAGTGACGTAGCGACAGCCCTTGAGTTCTATCGTGATGGCTTTTACCAGTGTACAATCAAAGCTAATAACCTTATTGATATGATTTTATTAGGGAATAAGCAGCAATGACAGAGAATGAAGATACTTTTTACGTAGAAGGCTACTTACTATTACCACGACCAAAAGAAACCTATATGCGAATTGATTTCTTACCAACCATTATGGATAATGTGATGTGCCATATCTTTATGCAAGGTGTCACAGCACAGCTTAAGCATGTTGGCAAAGAGTGCAAAATAAGGGTTGACACTCATCCAGAAATCAAAGAGAATCACTACACATGGTTCTTACCAGACTCTAAAGAAATCTTAGCAGTTCTTAAAACGAGGAAGTAACTATGCAGATTAATGGAAGAGACTTTGTAGCCGTTTACTACGACGAGAAAGATAAAGAAGTTGGTGTAGCACAAGTAACCTATGGCAATGGTAAGTGGCTATATGGAACAATCGCAGTAGTAGGGACAAGAAGTGATACAAAAACTTTTAAAGATTGTGTTGACCTTCTTGAAGAATCCATCCACAATCATTGGTGTCTGATATGGATGACTGACAACGAAGTGATAGAACGTTTCAAAAAGATTGATATCAACATTGATAGCATTGAGCATGTTGACTTGTATGAGCTAACTGAGAAGGTAAACTATGAGAGTAATACTAGCCAGAGATAAAAAGACACGTAAGATTGTAAGGTCAGCAGTATTCAAAGGGAGGCATGAAGTCATCCCGTTTGCAGAAGAAGATGTGTTAACTTACAAGAAGGTGATAAAACGTGAGTGCAGTAACCATTTCCGTGACTTCTTCTCTGAACCATTAGAAGATTTTAAAAGCCGTTGTGGTAAAGGCATCATCATCCAAGAGGCAATTATTCATGGCTGACTTCTGCAAAGATTGTGCTATCGAAATGTTCGGACGTGATACAGGTGACTTAAAAGGTCTTATCACTGAAGATGACTTTAAAGCTGGTTATGCAATGCCAGTAATCTGTGAAGGTTGTGGATGTATCTGGGTAGACCACGAAGGGCAACGTGTAAAGCCTTCAGAAGATAAAGAATCTTGGGAGAGATGTTAAATGGGTATTGTAAAAGTTGTAAAAGGTAACTTACTAGCTGCCTTCAAAAACACAGACATTGAATTAATTGCTCATGGTTGCAACTGTCGTAACCTCATGGGTGCTGGAATCGCTCAAAAAATTGCTAAGATTTTCCCAAAAGCTGAAGAAGCTGACCGGAAATTCCATAAGAAATTTGGCTATAGTGCTCATGATATCGGATACCAGATGATTGGTGAAGTGTCACATGCTCGAACGGAGTACGGTTACATTTTTAATCTATACACACAGTTGGATGTTGGGAAGTGCGCATCATACCGATACTTAGTAGAGGCACTGGAAAAACTCCGCAAGTTTTGCTGGATGAACTCTATCCGTAAAATTGGATTACCTATGATTGGTGCAGGTATTGGGGGTTTAGATGCGGAGGCTGTAAAAAGCATCATTAATAGTGTCATGCACAATGTTGATGTGTACCTTTACGTCTATGATAAAGAGATGGCAAGTGTAGTTACCCCTAAGTATGCTACCTCAGCACCACAATTCTATGATGGTGTCGTGCTAAGTGACGGGAAGACCAATCAAGTTACCCTCTATCAACTTGTTGAAGGTAAGGTCGAGGTTAGTTACCCTCTGGTTAGTGAGATGGGTATGTGCAACAGTGAAATGTTCCCAGTTGACCCGTTTGGAAGATATGAAGGTGTATTCTTTGATAACTACCCAGCAGCGTACATCTACACAACAAATCAGGATGAAGTTCACTACTTGCTGTATTCTAAAAAGTTCAAATTCATAAGCTGATTAGTACTTCACAGTATCTACAAATCATCTAAGAAGGCTGCCTAACCCATTGAGAAATTTAAGGTAAGGCGGCCTTTTTCATTTTCAATTTGTGCAGGTATCTGTAGGGGTCTGCACAGATATCCCAAAAAATCTCATCGCCGGATAGAAAAATCATTTTCAAAACGTGCAGACCCCGCTCAGGTCGGGCAAGAAAAATCATTTTAGAATCGTGCAGGTAGGTTTTTATAGAGAGCCAGACCAGCCCCTCTCCCCCTCTTACTCCCCCTCTCCCCAAAAGTCAAGAGAAAAATTTGTAGCGGATTGAAAAATAATTCTTGATTTGTGTTCTGTTTTGTGGTAGTCGTGCGCGCCCGTTCCTCTCCCAACCTTACAAAAAATATTTAATAAAAACTGTTGACACACAAAACAGGTTTACGTAATATTTGCATCAGACGGGCAAGCAAGCCCACTTCCTAAACTGGAGATTCTAAAATGTTATATCAACGCCAATTGATGATTGTAGACAATAACAAGACTAAAAAGCGCCGCTTCTTTATGCTTATTTGTGATGTATGGCAACGTATCTCAGAAAAGGATTTTGATAAATATGTTGATACATCAATCAGGTCTGATTGTTACTTGACAAATCGCACAAGACAATTTACAAGACATACGGCAATTTACTATTACGATAAATAAAAGTACTTTACAAGGGGCTTAAAAGTTGATATCTTAAGCCCCAGATAAAGAGCTTTACTACTAAGTCCTAAACTGGAGATTCTAAAATGAAAACTGTAGACGCTACCTTTGAAGTTGTAAAAGAAAAATTCACTATTATTTATGAAGCTGTGAATTGCTTTGAAGCAAGCCATAATCTTGATAATTGGGAGTTTACAGACACCCATCAGGGCGGCGTGACTATTAAAAACCCCAACTATCAGCGTAATGATTTTAAATATGCAATCCCTTTGCATTACAGCCTTAAACAGCTTTCAAGTGACTATGCAAAACAGGGCCGGGAAAATCCATCAAAAGAGGCTTACATTAGCTTACAGAAAGAATTGGAAAGAGATTTAGAGGCTTCAGAATACAACCTTGCCGCGAAAGTTGTCGATGCAAATGGTCAAACAATTTTAGACAGTTTTTATATTGGTTACGCTTTTGATTGGTGCTATAGTGACGGCGATGATTTAGAGGATAGACTAAAAGAAGAGGTGAGCAATTCAGACGCAGAAACTGAAGTATTAGAACGTTTGGAATCATTAAAAGACTCAGTGATGAATATCTTTAAGAACTAAATAGATTTCTTTACACGGGGTTATCAAGCTGATAAGATAGCCCCAGATAAAGAGCTTTATTCAAATCAACCCTTAAACTAGGAGACTCTAAAATGAAATTATCAAATAAAGTCCGTGAAAATCTAAGCAAGTTACTCAATAAAATTGATTTCATTGAAACATCAAGGAATAGTCATGATGTTATGGAATGGTTACACGGAAAAATCAAAGGCCGTCGTGTAGTGATTTGCTTATGGAATAGTTGTAGGGAATATAAAAAACCTGTATTGCAAGTCAATATCTACGATGATACTTTTAAAAGCCCTGTAAAGTCTAAAAGCGATTTATTAGAATCTTATGAGATAACTGTAAATGGCAAGGTATCACGTAAAGAGGAAACACCATGTTAATGACTGGTATCACTGCAATCATTGCCATTTTCGCGCTCTATAAGGCGTATAAGGCCTATAATCTAGCAAATAAGGCAATCACACAGCAGGTTAGCAATAACTTGGTAGAGAGCTTTCTAGGACGCCTCAGTGATGAGCAAATAAAGCGGCTAGATATGAGCTTCAGATATAAAGCGAAAACCTATCAGATAAGTGACATCTTCAAAGATGATTTTCAGTTAGTCGATGATTATAATTCACTGATAAATGCTTTGAATATCAGTGACTTAAAAGACTACTACGCTGTAATTGTTCAAGAGTTGAGCAAACGAAAACAAAATTCTTGACACTGATTTTTAGATAGGCTAAATTACACATCAACGGGGAGGGAATGACCTTCCCCACTAAATAAAGTCCTAAACTGGAGATTCAAAAAAATGTTTTGTGCAGGTGATAAAGTTGTCTGGAATGATATAGATGACGGTTTATGTACGAAAGTTGTTGTTATCTTAGAAATTGATTATATCACTGGTGTTGCAACTGTAGCAGATAATGATATAATCTTTGATGTCTTAATTAGTGAACTGTCAAAATAAAATCCTTAAACTAGGAGCTTTTAAAATGTATACTACCAACAACGGTCGCACCTTAAACGTAACCCTTCGTCACTATGTGAACGGTGTAATGCACTTCGAGGATTTACAAGCCGAACAACATATCTTAGATTGGCAACTTGCAGGACTACAAAAAACTGCTACAGGATACGGTAAAAAGATTCCAACCAGTTGGAAAGTACACTACGAAGGACGTTTGCGCAGAATTTATCAGGATGTATGTAGCAATAGTGCATCGAGTTACATCATAGTAAAAGGTAAAAAACTGCATTTAGTGTAAAGTACTTTACAGGGGGCTTATAGTTCGATAAAGTAAGCCCCAGATAAAGAGCTTTACCACTAAGTCCTAAATTGGAGATTCTAAAATGGCTATTAACAACCGTGAGTTATCAATCTTAAAAGCGCGTTTGACCGTTAACCGGATTAATGTTATCACGTCATCAGCACCGGACGAAACATTACACAACATTATCGGGAAGATTCAAAGCGTTATCTTAGACGTTGAAAATGTAAAAAGCTCATTGGCTGACGTTGCAGCAGGTATCACGCTAGACGGCGCACAATATGAAATGGCTGACATGTTAGGCAAATCAAAGATAATGAATAAAGAATTAGACTTGAAAATATTTCGATTTGCTGTCAAAGTGTGGCTATCTGTCGAGTATGACGCTAATTTTGCAATCGCTGATTTCTTTGCCACTTGGTTACAACGTAATTTGACAAATCACGATTTTCGTGATGTCTGTGATGTAATTTATGCAGAACTCTAAAAATTTTGTTGACACTGGTTTTTAGATAGATTAAATTACACATCAACGGGGAGGGAATGACCTTCCCCACTAAATAAAGTCCTAAACTGGAGATTCTAAAAATGGCTATTATTAACGGCTTAACCATTGAAACTACACACATCAAAGATATTAAAGTTGGTGATATAGTCCTTTCCCACGGCGTAGAAAAAACTGTCACTGCAAAGGATATCAAAGAGGATTCTTTCATGGGTAGGACTCTTTTCGGTGATTCTTATTGTTTAGGTTACCTTGCAGTTTTAAAAGTTGTCAAAAATAACAAATAAAGTACTTTACAAGGGGCTTATAGTTCGATAAAGTAAGCCCCAGATAAAGAGCTTTACCACTAAATCCTTAAACTAGGAGATTCAAAAATGAAATGCTATCACGGCACTACTCTGAAAAACTTTGTAAACCTGCTTAAAGGTGGCGACAAGCCGGAAGGTATCTGGAACTGCTCTTACATGGATGATTGTTTTTACGTTTACCCGATGGATAAGATTATCAAGACGGAATGCCTGGAAGATGAAGAAGCCTCTTACATCCGTGAACGCTGCATTCAAAACGCTTTAGAGTCGGGGCTTATTACGGCAGCTTTCCAAATGGAAACGCAGGAAGTGATTGTAATTGAGATGGATATCCCAGAGGAAGAACTTGAGGACGATTATTCTTGTGACAACATGAGCGAAATCGCCAGCTTTACCGGTTACTTTGATAAAGATTGGATTATCGGTATTCACTCGACGAAATTTAGTGCAATGTATGCGCCATTCTTTGTACCTGATACAACTAACCACAATTTGGGCTATATTGACGATGATTTGTTGAGTATTGCAAAAATTGTACAGAATAGCGGGGATACTTCTTCTGTGTTTTGTGACCTGTTGGATAAAATTACCGAGAATCTCACAGAGCGCAATCTAAGCGACTTTTTAGTCTAAGCAGTACAAAGACACTAATTTCCAACTTAAGGCCCATACAGGGCCATTTAGAGGGCCTAAATCATGCTTACAACCGTTTATCTCATCCTTTCTATTTGTAATGGTCATTCATGTGATTTTAAAGGGCTTGAGGAGTTTACAGGAAGTAAAGAAAATGCTATTCAAGTTTGTCAGATAGCAAGACAAGACTATCCCGCAAGTGATGATATTCAGTGTTACTTTAAGACAGAAGATGGCGACGGAATCTATTTCGACAGTGTTGATGGTCAATATGAAATTATCATTGAAAAAGACTAGACAAGCCTGATAAAAACCTGTAAATTGTCAATCAACGGGGAGGCGATAACACCCCCCCCCACTAAATAAATTCCTAAACTGGAGATTCAAAAAGATGACGCATACTATTGAGACAGTTTTTAACAACCCTGTATTCTCAGAGATGATTTTCTCATTTGTCATAATGTTACTAGTAAAAACCATGAAAAAAGCAGAAAAACTTCATTTAAAGAAAAAATCTATTGTAAACCGTTTTAAGTAAAGATAAAGTATCTAGCAATCTCACTTCCTAAACTGGAGAATCTAAAAATGGCTTATGTAACCGTAATTACCGATAAAGCTGGCTCATCTTGGTCAACTCAAGTAAGTGATAAGATGTCACCTATGCAGTGCCTAAAATACTTTGAGCAGTGGAATAAAGGCGAGGATGTAAACCCATTTCAAGTGATGCAGGTTATCCATGTAGATAACGAAGGGAATAAAACGACTCTGAATAGTGAGTACTACGCAAGCCGTTTTGAAACGAGAAGTAAGACAATGAAGCTTTTACGTGAATCCGGTTATGCCCATATCGCCGCGTTAATCTGGGATGACCTTCTAAAAAGTCAGCGTATCAGCTATGTAAAACCTGAAAAAATATTCATCAGTTAATCAATAACTTACAAAAAACTTTTAAAAAAGTATTGACAATACCCCTTGACATTGGTAACTTTGTTCGAGGGGGTTTATCTAAAAGGGATTCACTTAAAAGATTCTTTATAGATAAGCTTAAAAAATTGCTTGCAATCAGCTATCAAAACAAGTAAATTACTAATCAACGGGGAGGCAATAACATCCCCACTAAATAAATTCCTAAACTGGAGATTCTAAAATGAACAAATTTCAAGCTATCAACTTCATTCGTTCAAATGCTGTAATGTCTAAGCCTGTTAAAGATACCTATGAATTTCGCTGCAATGGGGTACACTTTGCAACCATCACTAAATCAGAAAACGGGGCTTATTACGTTCATCGTCGTAATGTTTATACCGTTGTAGTCTCTCACTTTATGCAAGCTGTAGCAGAGTTATTACCGTTATTCTTAGAGATTTACTTAGATGAGTGTAAAAACGTTCACAACCACGTTAAAAACCTTTTAAACGGTTATAAAATGGCTTATGAGCGTTCTATCAAGTCCTTAAACAAGTTCTATAAAGCCCCTGCAAATACTGTATCAATAGCTTATGATGTAAGCGGTGAAATGGTCAACCTCTCCAATGTAGAACAAATTGGCCTTTATGACTTACGTCCTAGCGGTTACTCTAAGACACTGGGAGAGGGCTTATCTTTCAATATCAAGAACTTAGAGAAAACTTTAAAAGATATTGAAAAAGATATTGACGAGACAATCAAAAATCTGTAAATTGTCAATCAACGGGGAGGGAATGACCTTCCCCACTAAATAAAGCCCTAAACTGGAGAATCTAAAAATGGCAACTATCCGCGCTACTGTTAACGAGTTCGGTTTTTCCTCTCTGGATGTTAAATTTGACATTGCAGGCACTGATAATGCCTTTGAAATGGTGAAAGGTCTTATCAGTCAGACCATCAAAGATTATAATCCTTCGGATGAGTTCTGGGAGGAAACAAAACAAGAAGTTCTCAAGGATGGTTATACTTATCACTATTGGGGAGAAAAAATCGTCTCCCTGTACTACAACAAACAAGATTATAACTAATCGACGCAGCGGGGCTAAATAGCCCCAGATACCTTTATACAGCCCCTCATAGGGGCTTTTTTACGTCTATCGAATCCTTATACAATCTCTTTCCATCACCTTTCCAGAATCTTATCAGACCTTAAAAGCAATAACTCTATAGTCTACTCTATAACCTCTTATCAAATCAACTTAAATAAAAGCCAATAACCCCAGAAAGGGGATGGCCCATTTAAACGCTCTATAACGCTCTATAACAGCCTTATTAACCTAACTTAAGGGATTGCATTAACCTATCTTAAAAAGCTCTTTACAGGGCTTTATAGAGACTTAAAAGAATCTTATAAGGGTGTAAGCTTATAGGCTGGTTAGTATCTTGTGAATGGTTAAACAACCCCCTTGCTAGTCACTAAAAAGCATGTTATAGGGGCTATAAAGTTACTTCAAAGTTACGTAAAAGTAGCTTAAAAGTTACGTAAATGCTAGCCCCCTTAACATTTTCTTAACATTTTCTTAACAAACCCTACACAGTTATACTTTTAAGACACTTGTTAGCAACTTGTTAGCCCCTTGTTAAATCTCTGTTAAGACCACGTAAAAGCCTTGTAAGAGTCTTTGACATAGCCTTAAAAGCTTCTGTAAAGCCCTATAAAGAGGTGTCTGTACAGTTGGGGGGTAGATACTAGGAAGAGGCTTAAAAGAGCTTATAAAGAGCTATAGAGAGCTTTTAAGAGGGCTATTTAGAGAATCACTAAGAAGGGAAAGGGAACGATAAGAAAAAGAGAGTTATGTTTGTAAACAACCACTGTGACCATGTTAATAGCTTGTTAAAAAGATTAAACACTTGTTAGAAACTTGTTAATTATCTTAATTGGTATTGTTACCAATCCCTACAAAATAACTCTTAAAAATTAACTAATTAGTTCTTGTTAGTCATCTGTTAAGCCTCTGTAAAGCCTATTCAGCACTTGTTAATTGGTATTGTTACCAATCCCTAGAAAACTGTTACATCCTTGTTAGTTCTGTTAAGAATCTGTTAAGACCTTTGAAGAGATGTTAAGAAGATGTGAGAACTGTTAAGAGATTGTTAAGGATATTTTAAAATTTTGCAAAGTACTTGTAAGGGAGCTGTTAAGGGCTACCAAGCAGATATACATCATGAGGTAGATTCTACCGAATCAACTAGACAGATATTTTTCAGTTCCTTCAAAGACCCTAAAAAATGACTTGATAGTCCTATTTTATAAAAATTTTAAAATTCTGAATAATTACCTATACAGTCTTTTAAAAATACAGGTAGAAACAGGCTTATAAGATACCTTGTTAGTACCGTGTTAGACCTTGTGAGATAAGGTCTGTAAAGATATTCCTGTTAAGTTTGTTAAAACAGTCTATATAGAGGCTTAGTAATACCTAGTGAACACCTATAGAGGGTATCATAGGTAACCTAGAGATTAAGAGATGTATAGGAGCTTCTAAGAGGGTGTAGAGGGATGGTTAAGGTGATTGTATAGGTTGTTAAGAAGGTTTGTTAGAAGAGTGTTTAGAAGGCTTGTTAGAGGGCTAGTTAGAAGGGTTATACAGAGGGGCTATTAAGACCACTAGATAGTTACTAAGATACTATATAGTACTATATAACTATATATAGAGAGTAAGATTAAGAAGGTTGTTAAGAAGGATAGATATTTTGTTCACATATGATGGTGACCCAGAGGTTGGGACAACCGATAAAATTTTATAAAAAATATAAATTTCGTAAATTTTACTCAATAAAAAGCCCCCAATTAAGGAGGCTCTTAAGATATTTTAAATCAGGTTTTCTAAAACTGTTTTCAGTGATGACTTAGTTGTCTGATAAAAATGAGTGAATCCATTGTTGTTATCGAATACTTGCATCATGATGTCATCCCCCTTGATTGGGTACACTCGGATATCATAGTGAAACCCATTAAAGACACAAGAACCACTACAGAATGCTCTAAAGTCATCCACTGAGATATACTCTTCATGACCTGTGATTTTTATACAAACGCCTTTACTCGGTCTCTTAGGGTTGATATCTTCCATCACAGACATACTCTGTCCACCAAGAGATACCATAGTGACCACTTTACGGTTCTGCTGTTTAACATACATTTCAAGTTTCTGCAAAGTATCTTTATAGAACGGATAAGACTCCTTAACAAAGATACCTTTTAGTGGCTCTTTACCATTCTTAACTTCTCTGATATGCCGTACTGATAAGATAAGCTGCTCTAGTCTGTTAAGGCTTTCTTTGGATAATGCTTCTTGAACATCATTCCAGTCAAGTACCAAGTACTTTCTCTCTAATTCAAACTGTTTTTCCATATCTATCAAATCCTGAAAATACTTCTTAGTGATTTTTGACCACTCAACAAAATGAATCTTTTTCTTCTTCCGAAGGAGAACCATATCTTTCAAGTTCATCCAATTCATCCTGCGAAGGTGTCCCGTAAGATTCTTCATCGTACAATTTCATAGTGTGGTATAGAGTAAGTTTTATTTCCAGATGACATAGCTAAATCTTCTTTAGTAGAGTTATCCAGTATTGCTTTACGAACAATTTCTTTAAGTTTCATTTTCACTACCTTGTTTGGTTAAAAGGGGCTATCAAGTAACCCCTTCAAGATTTTACTCAGAATCCTCAGATTTCTTTTCAGTCTTCTTCGTTTTCTTTTCAGCTTTCTTCTCAACTTCTGGTTTTGATTCTACAGTAGCTTCAATAGCAATGTCCAGAAGTTTTGAAAGGTCAGCTTTAAGAACCGTTACAGGTTGTTCATTGTAGTAGTTCTTGTCAAGGTGCTCTTTCAGTTCGTTCAGAGAGCTAAAGCCGAATGGCTGGATAGGTGTCTTAATCATTACTTAGTTTCTCCATAGGCATCTTTTAAGATTGCCTTATTAATCATTTCAGCGATTGCAAAACGAACACATACAGCTATAATTGTAGGTTGCATTCTTTACTTACCTCTTCAAGTTTAACCTCAGAGTCCTTAAGTCGTTTCTTATGAACTCTGAACCTCATTAGTGAGATGATGATACCAGCTAAAGGAACAGCATACAAGTACCAAACATCATGTACCTTTGCAGTAATCTGTGTAATGGTCAAGTCTTGAGCTATACAACTAATTGCTGATACTGCCAGTAACATTGCTAAGAAGAACGCCAGTACCATAACAATACTTAGGCAGCCTCTGGCATGGTGTTCATGCTTAATACACTTATTCTTTTCATCAACAACCCTGTTGTAGTCGTTTGCAAAGTCTCTGTAGAAGGCTTTCAAGTATTCTTGATTGTAGCCTTCAAAGCAACCTGTACCGTACCAATAATCACCACCAAAATGTGCTATGATACCAGTCTCTCCATTTGGTTTGGTTACTCTTAAAGAAGTATGATGGCAAGTATCCTGAAAATCTATCTTATATCTTTCTTCGTAAATCATTTTCCAATCCCTCTCAATCGTTTGTTCCACTCAAGGTCAACAAGTCTTTGCAGGACTTTCCCTCTAGGTGTTACACCCTTTAAATCTGCATCATAGCAACGGTAAAAGTCACCTTCAGCGTGTTTACCATAGCATTTTCTGATATTCTGGCTTCTACGATACTGTTCTAACAGGGACAGCTTGTAGTAGTCTTCAACTGTAGTTAACTTTTTCATCCTTTCACCATAGCGTTTCTGAACTGGCGTTGTGTTTCTCTTGTAATTTCGTTTGGAGTAAACCCTGCTTTTAGCATATCTCTGAAAAGAACTTCTAAATGGTTCCTCTCAATGATGTAAATGGCATTCTGAATAGCTGTTTTACGCTCCTTCAGGTCGCTGCTAATCTCTTCGCACTTGCTTGTAAGTTCTGTGTCAACTTTGTTATAGACTGGCATAACATGTGCGTAGCAACCTTTATTAGTCTCCATGAAAAATTTAAAAGATTCTTCAGAGTCCTTTAGAGCAATCCCTATAAAGTTTTTGTAAGCACCTGTGAAAGATAAGGACTCAATCTCAGCAGTTGAGTATACAGTCCCTGCGCACAGTCTTGCAGAGGTACTAAATGTGTAGCTTTGTGTTATGTCAAAGTCTAAGTTCTTCAGTGGTCGGAAATAAACAGTACCATTGTGTGAGATGTGTGTTACAACAGCCTCAACACTCTTTGAAGGATTCTGTTTAACATACAAAATAATTTTATCGTGCTCTTTCACTTTAGTCATATCTACTCTCCAGAAACTAAAAAGGGAACTACCTCTCGATAGCTCCCATCATAATCAGTTTTGTATACTCGGTCAAGAGTATTTTTTAGGCAGCAATGCACTGCGCTTGTTACTCTCTTCACTCAATAGTGCGATAAAATCATCGCTTTTACCTTTCCACGGGCTGAATGAAGGGATATGCTCGCGGATAGCCTCAATCACTGTCTTAAGTGCTGTGTTCTTCATCCACCAATCAGAGTCTGCTGATGCTACCACGTAGTATCCACCGTCATCAGTTAAAATTGGCTCTGAAATACATGGTGAAATCAAAGTGGTGATGATTGACCCATTGTTCATGTAGTATGTGCGCTTCATAACCTTTTCAAGAAGCTTGTGAAGGTCACCAAACAATGTTACAAGTTCTTTGTGGTCAATATCTTTTTCTAGGTTTGCTCGATACTTCAATAGTGCGGCATCAACCTCTCTGTCATTGAACTTGAAATATTGAACTTCTTCAATAAGGCAAACACTGATATTGTTGACATTCATAGTCAACTTGCAAACTTTTGCAGGAGAGTTGATACTTGGTTGAAAAAGTGCAATACACCCTTCAATATTTCCAAAGTGTTGTACTAGTGTCACTTGTGGAGTAATATTCTGTTGCTCTTCGGACATTACAGTTTCCTCATTAAATACTTTTTAAGTTGTGTGTTAGGTTTCTCAAAAACTTCTATAGAAGATATCTTGACAGATTCACCACGCATACCAGTATGTTTGAATATGTAGTACTCTAACATCCCTATATACTTTGCTGGTAAGTCATGCTTGACATATACCGTCACAGAATCTTCAAACTCAACAACCTTTGTACCATCTTTGTAGTTAAACTCTTTAGGATGGTCGTAGTTGTCTATGTCGTACATTAAAAAGAGTCTTTTACGTTGTAAGTCAAGCTTATTTGTTAAAGACTCTTTGATATCTGAGAAGTTTTTGTACACTGTGACATGGAGCTTACTCATCGTTAAACTCTCTGACGAAGAAATAGTTGACTTTATTATTACCTACCATAAGGTCAAAGCAGGTATTCTCAAAAGGTTTGTTGTAGGCATCATATGAAACGTATGGGTCAGATACTTGCTTAGTACTTAACTTTTTACTTGATGGGTTTAAGAGGCCACCATATAGCTTCTTGATAGCCTCTTCTACAACAGACCAGATAATTTCGTCAGTAATTTCTTCGTACAGGTCAAGTTCACGCTCTAGTGAGAAGTCACAAATAGGGAAAACAACCTGTACTTTACTCATTAATGAATCACCTGTGAGACTTGAATTGCTTCAGTTACTGACAAGTCACCTACTTTCTCTTCTTTGATAAAAGTGAAGGTAAGTTCAACAGGCTCTTGCTCTTCTTGCTCAACTGGAATGCCATTAAGCTCATCAAAGATTGATTGAGTTGTCCAGTCTTCTCCACCATCTGGATAGTGGATTGCATAAAGAGGAAACTCTAAATTATACCAAGCAAAAACAGGACAACCATCGGCATCATCTCGGCATCTGTGGAGATATGTGTTTGTACCTTCAAAATGCAAATGAAGATTACCATTCTTCTCAAAGAGAAGAGCATCTTTCAGGTCTAGTTCCTCATTTTCGCTGTAACGACTGACATCAACTTTAACGTGGATATGACTATTATTATTCATAAAAACCTCTCTCTGCTTGTTCGATTTTTGCTCTTAAAACTTCACAACGTTCTATGTGATATCTGGCCTCATTCTCATGTATTGCCAAAGTTCTTTCAAGAACTGTTTTATAGTAACTCGCAAGCTGCTCTCTTGTCAATGGGTGTTCTGAAATAATATCAAGGCCACTTTCACCTAAAGTGTTAAACTGCCCGTGTTCATTTACATGGTAAGTCTCAAACTTGAACAGGCCGTTGTTAGCAGATTCAATAGGTGAGAGTTTAACAAGTTCTACAGTAAACCGTGTATACACCTTGTCACCTCTTGAAACTACATTGCTTCCAACAATGCGTACAAGAGAACCATTACGAGTGTACTTAAAAGTTCCAAAGTCACTAGCCCAAAGTTTCATAGTTTTCTCCTTAGAAAATAAAAAGGCTCCCGAAGGAGCCTATGAAGATATTACTTTGGATATACACTGTCAAGATAAATGTCAGCTTCCATTCTACGTCTGTTTTTCAGTCCGTTTGAAGTGACCTTCTGACCTTTAACTGTAACCTTGTTCCACCACTGCATAGCTTCTGCACAACCGACCTTATTACCATCGTTGTGGCGCTTGATAAATGTGGAGTCCTGCATAGCCGTGATACCAATGTTGTATGTTTCACTTACAAGTGCATCAAACTCATTCTGAGAAGTTGGAACCTTGATGGCTTTGTTAACTGCTGCAACGAACTTTTCAACATCTGCAAGAAGATACTGTTCAGCTTGTTCAGCAGTAATTTTCATACCCATCTTAACAGGTTTACCAGCAATACGGATAGTCCCATACCCAATTGTGGGGATTCCAGCAGAATCTTCGTAAGCCTCCAGCTTAAGACCTTCAAAGAACTTAATAGCTTCTAAACCTTTTCTTGAGAGTTGCATTATACCCCTCCTACTGGGTTAACTGTAACTGTTGCTGCATTAGATGTTACAGAGCCACCTGCACCTGTTACAACACAAGTGTATGAACCAGCGTCAGAAGGTGCTACTGACTGTTTTGTGTAAGTTGCAGAATTGGCACTAGGGATGTCCTCACCATCCTTTTTCCACTGATATCCAGTGGCGTTAGTTGCTAGAATGCTTAGAGTAAGTGTGCCACCCTCATTGACTGTTTGATTGGTTGGTTGCTGAGTGATTGATGGTGGCTTGATAGCATCCTTCAGCTTAGCATTCAGCATTGAGAAGGGCTTAACTCTTGCCAACCATTCACAATAAACTGTATCAACATCTTTACCATTGATAATTGCATATTGTAAGTCCATGAAGAAGTCAGAAGTTCTCATTTGAGCACCGATGCTGTAAAGCAACTCATCACTAAATGGGACTTTATAGTCTGGTTTGTAGTCAAACTTCTCAACTTCTGCAATATCAGCTTCAGGCCAATATGAACTATAGGTAAGTGGTAAAATAGCTTCTTGATATGTTCTAAAATCATATCTCTTACCAGCCTTTACATTTGCAATGAAGCCCTTCACAAACTCTTTGAAGTCTGGGTAAGTCCTTGCTTTAATCATTTCTTTTTAGCCTCTAAATGTGCGTTTAGTCTAAAATAACCTTTGTGATGTGGAGATACATCACCAACAACAATACCTTTAACCTTATAACCTTTACCAATTACATACTGGATATCCATAAGGAATCTTCCAAGACCAACAATATGGAACATTGGATATAATAGATTCTCAGAGTCTGGAATATTGATTTCAGGTTTGTAGGTGCGTTGTTCGCTTGTTGGTGTAATATCTTCTTCAGGCCATTTACTGAGTCTCCATGTCAAAGGTGTTGGGATAACATCATTAAGGTTGTACCTTTCACCATTTTGCACGGAATTGATATAGGATTGTAGGAAGCAATAAAAGTCTTTTGCACTCTTAGCCTTCATTAAATATCCTTATAAATAGTTAAAGGGGCATCAGCCCCATATTCACACTTAAGCTTTGGTCTTAAGTAGGTTCTTAAGTTTTTTAAGATTCATACTCTCATCAAACTTAAAACCAAATCCATTGACATAATCAATGAACTCGGATTTCTTACTGAGTGACAATGCGTAACTCATATCAAAGTTCTTACTTGTTTCTGCGTCTGGACTAGAGTTCACATCAAATGAAATTTCTGTAGGTTCTTGCTTACTTTTTCTCATATTATCAACCAACAAACATGTATAGTTTGCTGGATAGAAGTTTACACTACCATCAACGTAGCTGTACTTATTATTATGGGTAAGGTTGGAAAATACCTTAAGAAATGTTTCTGGGTCGTGGCAAACAAGTTTGAATTGGCTGCTCTCTCCAAGCGCAGCTAATGAGTACGGACTTTCACTATCAAAGTCATAATTTGGATTCGATGCCGTCACTGTTACACGCATCAAGTTATTAGCAATAGTCTTCTGTTTAAAAGAATTTGGGACATAGTGAAGACCTCTATCACACTGATTAACTAATTCTTTCAATAGGTCATTTGCATATGGTGAGTTAATTGATACAGAGCCATCACTATTGTAATTAAAACTTACTGTTAACATTTTTCAGTTCTCCTGCGGTTTATAATTTTGCTGCAATAGAGAAACGAAGTAAACTCACTGGAAGAAACCATTAAGTGTTGTTCACTAGATTGAGCCATTGCCCTGAAATACATTCCAGTCAAAGCATCATAGTGACTATTCTTTCCAATTGAGGTTATATAGCCATGACTCTTTGCAGTTTGATATAAATCTATAATATCTGCGATTTCTAATTGGGAACTACACATAGATAATCCTCTTGTCTTCTGTAATTTTGAAAGAACAGGTACAGACCAATTTCAGAGGATGAATAGTAGATTAACTCTACCCTTTTTGATTCCTTACAGTGATTGGTATTCTTACCTTTCTTCGGTTTATTTGATTTTCTCATTAAGTCTCCTTTGTAGAACAAGGCAGACCTACAGCTTTAAGTAAGATGGTACAGTAATCCATACAACAAGTCAAGAACTATTGCAAGTTAAAAAAGTTGTTGACAAAGTACTTGACAAGGTGTAGGCTTATAAATACTTAGAAGATAACTTAAAAGGTTCCTCTAAAAAGGCTATTTAAACAGATATCTTTCTGGATATCTATCTTTTATCTTAAAAGCCTTTTAAGAGGTCTTATAAGAGGCATACCAATGAAAAACAGAACAAACAAAGGCCAGTTTAAAAAAGGCCAGTCTGGAAACCCATCTGGAAGACCGAAAGGCTCACGTAACAAAAGCTCTCTCGTAAAAGCTCAACTGACCATTGATAATTCTGCTGAGTTTGCTGCAAAGTTGTTTGAGGCAATTGTTACAAGGGACGCTGCTAAGCTTGCAGAGTTCGGTTTGACGACTGACGATGTAAACCTGAAGTCGATGATGGAAGCTGGTAAAACTATCATGACTCACTCAGCAGGTGAGATGAAAGCGATTGCAGCAGACACTAAGAAGACCCCTGATAACGGCGGTCAGTCTCAGACAGATAACAAACCAACGTTCTCTGCTGTTGCAACGCTTAAAAAATAATTTTAAAAGGTGTTGACAGGCTCTACAAAGTTGCTCTAAAGTCTGTCACATCAAACAACAAATGAGAGAAGAGAGTAAAATATGAGCGAATTATTTAAACATGCGCACCTTCATGCAGGTCGAACTGAAAATGGTGCTGTAAACCATACTTCATCAATGTCTGCTCTTGTAGACTTTTACAAAGCTGCTGGTTCAAGCCGTAGCAACGTAGAAATCTTACCAGACCTGTTCTACAAAGCTTTGCGTGAGGATGTTGATGTTGCAGTTCGTATTTTACTGCATATGCGAGATGTACGAGAAGGTATGGGTGAGCGTAAAGCCTTCAGAACTGTTTTGCTTCAAGCGATTGAAGACAAAGTTTTAGAGCCTGTACAGGTTCTTCGCATTATGGATAAGAATGCAGAACTTGGTCGTTTTGATGACTTCAAAATCTTCGTAGGTACTCGTTTCGAGACAGATGCCTTCAAACATTTAGAAGCAGCATTACTAGACCCTGCAACAGCAGGTTTGGCGGCTAAGTGGTTACCACGAGTCAAACCACGTCATAAGCAGTTTGTAAAACGTTTCTGCAAGTTTGCCAACTTGAGTGAGAAAGAGTACCGCACACTGTTGTCTGCACTATCTGATACAGTTGAGCAAAAAATCTCTGCTAATGAGTTTGGTAAGATTGACTACAGTAAGATTCCTTCTCTTGCTGCTGCACGTTACCAAAAGCTGTTTAACCGTAAAGATGGAGAACGTTACAAAGCTTACATCGAGTCCTTATCAAAAGGTGAGACTAAGATTAACGCTGGTGCTGTTTACCCATACGATGTGATTAAATCTGTCAAGCATGGTAATGCAGATGTTGCTAATGAGCAGTGGAAAGCACTACCAAACTGGATGGCAGAAGGTGAAAACATCTTGTGTATGTCTGATGTGTCAAGTTCAATGTCTTGGGTGAATTTTGGCTCCATTACTGCTCTGGATATTGGTGTATCACTTGCCTTGTATGTAGCAGAACGCAATACAGGTTGCTTTAAGAATGAGTTGATGGTTTATTCAACAAACCCTCACTTCATCGAACTGAGTGGTGATTTACGAAACCGTCATCGTCAGGTGATGCAACACGTTGAATATGGCTCAACTAACTTACAAGCAGCTTTTGACCGCATTCTTGAGACAGGCAAAAGAAACAACTTGACTCAGAAAGATATGCCAAGTAAGCTTATCATCTTCTCCGATATGGAGTTCAATCATGTTGATGGGGCTGATGGTCGTACAAACTTTGAAGCAATTCAGAGTAAGTACAAAAAAGCTGGATATGAGATGCCACAACTGGTATTCTGGTACTTAGCAAACCGTAATGGTACTTGCGAAGTGTCTGTTAAGGATAACGGTGTAGCAATGGTATCTGGTTTCTCTCCAGCCACTTTAAAAGCTTTGCTTGGTGGTGAGAAGTTTGACCCAATCAGCGTAATGCTCAAAGCAGTAATGATTGACCGTTATATCTGGTAAAAAGTTTTAAAAAGGGTATTGACAATGTGTTTAATACCCTTTAATATGTTCTACATAGAAACGAAATGAGAGCTTTTCTAAGATACTGAAAAATATTTTAAAAAAGTTCTTGACAATCACTAAAAAATAATGTTAAAGTGGTTACATAGAGTTTGAAAAGTTTATCTCTGTTTAGCTCAGATTGGTAGAGCGTTCCGTTTGGGGCGGTAAGGCCGGAGGTTCAAGTCCTCCAACAGAGACCAAATTAATGTTCCAGTAGACAAAATGGTATAGTCACCACTCTTTCAAAGTGGATATCTGAGGGTTCAAATCCCTTCTGGAACGCCAGTTTTGACAGAAGACCGATTACAGCAAACAACTTTTACTTTTCGCGCATAGAAAACATAAAAAGCTTGGTCTGGTCATTAAGAATCGCGGGTATAGAGAAAGGGCGTCTCACATGTCTCATTAGCATGGTAACGGTTGGTTCGACTCCAACACCCGCCTCCAAATTTACAGAAGACCGTTTACAGCAAAATTTAATGAAATTTTTAGCGGAAAAAATTGAAAGATACGGTCTGGTAATACTAAACATGGTTAGGAAGCACATAAGGTATGTGCGGTCGCCTGTTAAGCGAATGGCACAGGGTTCGAGTCCCTGACTAACCGCCAAATTTAAATGTGTCGTTATCCCGTAGATGGTAGCGGTGGGGACTGTAAATCCCTTGTCATTGAGACTCGGTAGGTTCGACTCCTACACGGCACACCAATACTTAGCGAGATACTTAGTTATGAGAGATGAAGTATACAAATCACAACTTGGTATGAGTTTAGGAACTGCACAAAACAGACTAGTAAAAGATTTGCTATTCGATTTGATATGTAAAACAAATCAAAATATATGTTTTCAGTGCGGAAAAGAAATGACTAGGGATGATTTCTCCATCGAGCATAAGATTCCGTGGAGACATAGTGAAAATGCAAAAGAGCTTTTCTTTTCATTAGATAATATTTCTTATAGTCATCTTAAATGTAATATGAAAGCAGCAAGACCAGCACAGGTATATGATAGGAAGCCTAAACCAATTAAACACGGCACTGCACACAGCTACTCTAAAGGTTGTAGATGCGAGGAGTGTAGGCTGGCTAAGAATGCTGAGGGCAGGAAGCACTATAACCCAGAAAGGCGTAGGAAGAAGTATTTAAGAAATGGTACATAGGGTTTTGGGGTGTTAGTTTAGACGGGTAAAATACTGGATTGTCTCTCCTGAGCCGCGAGTTCGATTCTCGCACACCTCGCCAATTTTGAGAGGGCTATTTAGCCCCTCCCTTAAAGGGTTCTTACGAGTATCCTTTAAAGGAGCAGAAGACCAAATACAGCAAGTTACTTAAAATTTCAAGCCAATTCAATTTTGAAAAATTTAAAACTTGGTCTGGCTCAACAAATTTACAGAAGACCGTTTACAGCAAAACTTAAACAATCTATTTCTCCGGTAAAGAAAAGGCGAAGGTTCGATTCCTTCACTCGGCAGATGTCGAGTTGGTGTAATGGTAGCACTTAAGATGATAAACAACGGTCTGGTAATTATCTTTGTAGATAAGTTATTAAGCTTCCCTGTGAGTATGCGACCACAAAGGTGAAGGGTAAATTCTAGATTTAAACCCAAAAAGGCACATCGCTACAGACCTTAAGCAAGTCTGGGTAGCTTATCTACAAAGATAATTTAATGGAAGTGTAGCAGAATGGTGATGCGGCAGACTTTTAATCTGACAGGCGATGGGTTCGAATCCCTCCACTTCTACCAATATGGTTCAGTCGCAGATAAGGTAATGCAAGGGTCTCATAAGCCCTATGAATGTGGGTTCGATTCCCATCTGAACCTCCAATTTATAGGTGATACTTATGATTTGTGCTAACAAAGATTGCGGAAATGAAGCCGTTAAAGGTGGAAAATTTTGCTCACGCTCTTGTTCTGCAAAAGTGAACAACAAGAAACACCCAAAGAGAAGTCAGGAAGGCTCTTGCCATTCATGCGGAAAGGTAACGCCAAAAGCGAGAAAATACTGTGACGAATGTATTGCAGGTGGAGTCATGAAAAAACATAAGACCCATCATGAAAAAAGCAAAGCCAAATCACTGCACGTTAAAAAGTCTCGTGACAGACTGAAGAAGGCTTTAGTTGATTACAAGGGTGGTTGTTGTTCAATTTGTGGTTACAATAGGTGCATAAAGGCTCTAGAGTTTCACCACTTAGACCCTAAGACAAAAGACTTCACAGTAAGTAAAAAACACTACTCACTGGCTACAATGCAGTCTGAAGTTGATAAGTGTGTCTTGCTTTGTGCAAATTGTCACAGAGAAGTACACGAAGGGGTAACAATGCTGTGAAAGCACATATGGATGTGCGTTCGGCTGATAACCGAAAGGCAGAAGGTTCGAATCCTTCTCACAGTACCAATTTCAAAAAAGTTGTTGACATTGAGATGTGACTACTTTATAGTAACCTTAGTTTTCGTTGCGTAGCGTCTATTTTGCAAATTTAAAATAAATGCAAACGACAATGTTTTTCTGGCAGTAGCTTGATAGGCTAAACACCAGTGAGGTCTTCCAATCCCTCATCAAAGAATTTGGCGTACTCGCCCACGGTATGATTAATAAGGTGGGCATCTTTAAGGGCTTTCTAAGAGAGTCTTTAAAGATAATTACGGGGCGTATCTCAGCTGTCTTCTAAACAGCCGTTAACCGAGTAAGTGGAGTATGCGGGTTCGAGTCCTGCCGCCTCGACCAATTTTGGAGAAATCATGAAAACTTGTATTAGGTGCAAACTTAGCAAGGATGAATAGGTAAGGTGTTGAATGTTAAAAAAAAAAAATCCCATTATTTGACGAGATAGAAAACAACTCAGTAACAAATGGTGACTCTATCGAGCTAATAAAAAAAGTACAAACTCAATCCGCTCACTTAATACTGAGTGATATTCCTTACGGAATAGGAGCTGATGATTGGGATGTACTTCATAAAAACTCGAACAATGCCTATCTAGGTTCAAGCCCCGCACAAAAATCAGCTGGTGCCATTTTCAAAAAAAGAGGAAAGCCTATAAATGGCTGGTCTGATGCAGATAGAAAAATACCTTTAGAGTATCAACAATGGTGTGAAGAGTGGGCGAGGGAATGGTATCGTGCCTTAAAACCAGGAGCTAGTGCAATCATTTTCGCTGGTAGGAGATTTTCACACAGATGTATTTGCGCAATGGAAAATGCTGGATTTAACCTCAGAGATATAATCGCATGGATGCGAACAAAAGCTCCTCATCGTGCACAAAGGCTAAGCTGCGTATATGAAAGGCGTGGGGACCAATATAACAAAGAAAAATGGGACGGCTGGAGGGTTGGAAACTTACAGCCAACATTTGAGCCAATACTATGGTTTTCAAAACCCTACAAAATAGGAGGGACTATTGCTGATAACGTTCTATTGCATGGTGTTGGAGCATATAACCAAGATGCGTTCACAGCAAGAAATGGAAAACCTGAAAATGTAATACATGCTGGCTTTGAGAGAAATGAAGGTGGATTACATCCAACGCAGAAGCCTGTTTCGCTGATGAAAGCGCTAATAGAACTAACTACTCAAGAAGGACAGCTAGTAATAGATCCATTTAGTGGTAGCGGTTCAACTCTTGTGGCAGCAAAAGAGCTGGGCAGAAACTATATAGGCTTCGAGTTTAACCCAGCATATGTAGAAATAAGCAAAAAAAGATTAGAAGATAAATAACTACTTAAGTGACAGTATATTATTATCTGTCACTTTATTTATTTGGTCTATCCTACTGTCTATTTTATGCATTTTTATCAACGCACTGACAGCCTCATCCTTGGTCATCATTAGCATCCTTGTACGTTCAGAAGATAGAAATTCTATAGCCATTTTTTTTGAAACGGCAATACCCTCAGTTGTGGCTGATTTTTCATCACTCCAAAGCTCAGCTATCCTACTATCATAGCTTAACATTGTTCTATTTATATTCACCCAATATTGCACACTATCTTTGCTAGGGTTGAGTAAAGATACAGATTTAAATATTTCACCAAGAAGGTTTTTACTATCTTCAGTTGTTGCTATAGCTGAATATCTTATGAGAACGGCCAGGTGTGTATATGTAAAAACACAAACATTTCGCAATATAGCTTGCTGATATATTTGACTTGATTTTGTTGGCAACTGATATATTGGACATACAACCATTGCAAAGTCTTTGGTATTTCTCCAACCATCCATAGCCTGAACTTTAAAGTCTTTTTGATTTTTTGCAGTTCTACTCAAGCGAAATACTTTGGCATCTGCCACAAATGAATAGCTATCGCAAACAACCTCAACATCAGCCGCATCTGCCCTTTCAGTCAAAACAATACTATTTAACCCTAAATATTTAAAACATTCTGATATCAGTGCATCTGTATACTTTGAGTACAGTTTTTCTTCACTTGAATCATGATCATATGACTCAGGTATTGCTGTGCATAACCTAAGGTGGTCTAGTAATGCTTGACTTCCAGATTTCTTAACCTCATCTATTATTTCATTTTCAACTCTGCTTGAGTCGTTAACAAAGTGACCACTTAGTTTTACTATTTCATCAATCCAGTAACGCCTTCTTATTATTGCATCTTCAGTAATGAATTTAAAATTACATAAGTCCATTTTTAATACCCGATATAATTAATCAATAACTCAGTATAATCTCGCGATCATAACAGATTTTTTCATCTGCCGAATAATAGAACTATCAGTTTATATGGCTAGAGATTCGCTTGTATTTACCATAACATCCGTTGCGTGCACCGCCTGAGAGGCTCTCAGGGCGTTTCTGACGGGAAACCGGTAAAACAGGCAACAAACTACCCGAAAACCCGCCAGAAACGCGCAGGCTCTGTTTTTACGGCATGCATGAGTATGCGCGCAAGTGCATAGCGCGGAAATTCACGCCATTCAGCCGGGGTAAGTCCTGTTTCCGTCGTTCTTCCCACCCGAAAACGGTGAACGGGGACGCAATTTATTGCGTGGCCGTGAGGCGTTGCCGGCACAGCCGGAAAACCCGTTTTCAGCACGTTCAGGAAGGGGGCCGATGTACGAATGGTTCAGGGAACGGATCTGAGGTAATCCGGTAGTTACTTTGTAGTTTATCTGTAGTTTTCTTGTAGTCTATTAGTAGTCCGCCACGGTTTTTGTAGTTTTTTTGTAGTCTGCCATCACTAATGCAAAACGTTTTTTGTAGTTTATCTGTAGTTTTTGGTTGCTCAGATGGTCATGCTTGCATGACCATCAAAGAATAGGACGCTTTTTAGCCAAATACCCCTTAACCTACGGAGAGCGCCCTACCAAAAAAGATGATTTTTTATCCCTTAAATGGTCATACACCATACGCAACCGCGATTTTCATCGCAATTGCATGAATTAAAAGGTAAAAACTGAATTTCCCGTTTATTTATGTAATACGCAACGTATTACAACCACCTGTAATCACATGAAAATAAAGAAATAAGATGTAATACCGGCGTATTACACGTACGCTGACCAGCGAAAAAAGTTATAACGCTTCCCTGCCGACAGGCGGGCCAAAATCCACCGGGGCGTGCAGGTTCTCTTCAGTAACCTGCGCCATTAAATCAAAAAGGTCATATTCGCCGGGAAGCTGCGTATCAGTCGCATCCCGTTGTTCATCATATTCAGATGGCATGGGGTGATATCCAGTAGCTGAAAGGTTGTTAGCGGGTTTCGGGGCGCAGCCCTGAACCAGTCACGTAGCGCTAGCGGAGTGTATCCGAGCTTATTATGTTGGCATGAGTGCGATGATCAGGAAAGTGCTTCATGTGGCAGGAGAAAAATGCAGCAGCGGAGCGTAAGCAGAATATGCGATACAGGAGATATTCCGCTTCCTCGCTCACTGACTCGCTGCGCTCGGTCGTTCGGCTGCGGCGAGCGGTACAGGCTTACGGGCGGGGCGGAAGTGTCCGGGAAGATGCCAGGGAGAGACGGAAAAGGGAAGCGAGAAGGTCGCGGCGAAGCCGTTTTTCCATAGGCTCCGCCCCCCTGACAAGCATCGCGAAATCTGACGCTCAAATCAGTGGTGGCGAAACCCGACAGGACTTAAAGATCCCAGGCGTTTCCCCCTGGTAGCTCCCTCGTGCGCTCTCCTGTTCCTGCCTTTCGGTTTACCGGTGTCATTCCGCTGTTATGGCCGCGTTTGTCTCATTCCACGCCTGACACTCAGTTCCGGGTAGGCAGTTCGCTCCAAGCTGGACTGTATGCACGAACCCCCCGTTCAGTCCGACTGCTGCGCCTTGTCCGGTAACTATCGTCTTGAGTCCAACCCGGAAAGACACGATAAAACGCCACTGGCAGCAGCCATTGGTAACTGATTTACGGAGCGAAGCGTTAAGTGTAATAGAGTTCTTGAAGTGAGCGGCTTACTACAGCTACACTGGAAGGACAAATTAGGTCACTGCGCTCCGTGAAAGCCAGTTACCACGGTTCAGAAGTTCCCCAACTAACTGAACCCTGAAAAAGCCGCCTCCCCAGGCGGTTTTTTCTTTTCAAAAGGCTACGACGAAAGGTTATCCTGCGTCAAGATAACTTTGGTAGTTATAATGAAGTGAATAAACCATTGGTAAGGTGTTGAATGTTAAAAAAAATCCCATTATTTGACGAGATAGAAAACAACTCCGTAACAAATGGTGACTCTATCGAGCTAATAAAAAAAGTACAAACTCAATCCGCTC